CCGCCGCCGCCACCGCCGCCGCCGCCGCCACCGCCGCCGCCGCCGCCACCGCCGCCGCCGCCGCCACCGCCGCCGCCACCGCCGCCGCCACCGCCGCCGCCGCCGCCACCGCCGCCGCCGCCGGAGCCGCCCAAGCCGCCAGAAGGGACGCCTCCGCCGCCGCCAGGGACGGGGCCAGGCCAAGGGCCAATGCAGGGAGGCGAGCCACAATGGGGCGGGGGCGCCGAGACTGGCCGGATGTCGCCGGATGAAATGAATAAGCGATGGCCCGGCATGTCGCCACCGAGCGACGAGGAAATGGAGAAATGGCGTGCTCAGGGTGGCACAGGCTTGCCGAGCGCCGACGATCTGAGAAAGATGCGCGGAGAGCCGCCTAAGCCGGAAGGGCCGGAGGTGCCGCTGCCCCCGACACTTGAGCCGGTGAAGCCGCAACGTGTTCCAGAGTCGGAGAAGACGCCGGAGCAACGGCGCAAAGAGAACGAAGAGCGGATGAAGAAGGAGCGTGAGGAGGAGCAGAAAGGCGGTGGACTAAATTCGAAGAGGGAGCAGGAACGGCAACGTCGCGAGAAGGAGATCGAGCAGGAGCGGCAGAAGGAGCAGCAAGCCCCCGGCGGCGGTGGCGGTGGCGGTGGTGGCGCTCCCGGCGGTGGCGGCGCAGGTGGCACTCCCGGCGGCGGCGGCGGTGGCGGCACTACGCCGCCCGAGAAGACCGAACCGCCCAAGCCCGAACCGCCCAAAACCGGAGAGCCAGGCTCAGGGGGGCCCGGCGGGCCCGGCCAGCCAGTGCCCGGCGGTGGTCCAAAGCGCGATCTGCCCTGGTGGCTGAAGCAACTTGAAATGCCGCACGGTGAGCCGCCATCGGCGCCGCCTCCGGTGGTGCCAATGCCACGTCCTCGGCCTCCACAGGGGACGCCGCTCGACATCGACACGACGAAAAACCCCCCACCCGCGTTTACGACGCCACCTTCGAAGGAGCGGGCGCCGACCGACAATCAGACGAAGGCGCTGGCGCCGGTGGATGGGATCGACGATGCCGAGAGGAAGCGCCTGCAAGAGCAGCAGGACATTGCGAACGAAGTGTGGGGGCGGCTTCCGCGCGAACCATACGGCGGGACGCCACTTGAGAAGGGGGCTGAACCCTATCCCGCGCCAGAAGGGAAGACCTGGGTCGGGATCTACGGTGCCGGCGGGAAGCTTCTCCGACGTGACTTGGTGATCGACACCAGCAGGGTGAGAAAGGGAGAGGGTTTCTTTCCTTTCCCTCATGGTGGTGGCGGATTTTTGCCAAAAGACACGAAGGTGACCAGGCAGCCTGACGGCTCGATGAAATATCAGACGCCGGACGGCAAAGAATTCACGATCGATAAAAAGGGAGTTCAGACAGGGGACCCCTATCTCCCTGCCGAGGATTTGCCGATCTATAAAGAAGACGACATTCCGCAGTTTGCCGCCGGCGGCCTCGTCAAATTCGGCGACGACGACGACGACAGCACCAAGCCAAAGCAGGTGTTGTTCGGCGGGGAGCACTCTGCGACCGCCGACAAGAAGGCTTTGGCTCAAGCCAAGTCCATGTCCAAGAGCGGTGTGGCGGACGATCAAATCTGGAATAAGACCGGCTGGTTTAAGGGCGTTGACGGTGCCTGGAGATACGAAATTCCAGACGAGAAAATGAAGCTTGACCCCAAGGCTCTAAGTCCAGCATTACCGGTTCCATTGGGAGCGGCCGTTAAACACCCTGAATTTCAAAAAGCTTATCCTGGTATTTTCAAGGAAACCTCGGCTATCAGGCTCACCGATACGGGGTCGGGTAAGTTGGGGTCGTATGACCCCGACACCAAGCGATTAGAGGTGAACCCCGTTGAGAGGAAAATGCTTGGGCCTGACGGTAAGCCTCTCCCGGCTGAGGAGCAGCCCGAATCCCCTCGGCAGGTTATGCTCCACGAATTGCAGCACACCATTCAAGACAAAGAGTTGTTCGCCAGTGGTGGCGGGCCCGGTCAGTTTTTGAAGGAAGCCGGCGGTGATCCTGACAAAGCGATTGAGATGTACAGGAAGCTCGCCGGTGAGGTCGAGTCACGCAACGTAGCTAAGCGGTCGCTGATGTCTCCAGAAGAGCGGAAAAAAACACCGCCCTGGGAGACGATGGATGTGAAGGAATGGAAACAGATCGTTAAGGAGAATGAAGCTCCGCAGTATGCCGTCGGCGGCCTCGTTGGCGACGATGATGGCGAGCTAAAGCGGCAGCGTGAGCAGCAGGAACGGCGGCGACAGCAAGAACTGCAAGAGAAGCAGATTTCTTTGGCGGCGAATATAATCACGCCGCCCGGGGCCGGCGGGCCGCCTGCGGGCCAGCATGGTGGCCCCGGTGGTCCCATGGTTGTTAAGCCGCCGACGACGCAGCCTCCGTCTCCTGATCCGACGAAGAAGGATTTGAGCACACCTCTCAAATACCCGCCGCCCAGCGGACCGACAGGGGAACCATTCAAAGACCTCTCCCGCAGCCCCGGCCTCATCACGAGCGACCCGGGATTGGCTGCTCGGGCCAAAGCGCAGCACTTTGGAGAGGACCGCGGCGGTCCCTGCATGCCGGGGACGGGACAGCAAGGTGTAACGTATGAGCGAAATTTATCTACCGGCGATTGGAAGCCGATTGCGCCGAGGCCGTGCATTCCAGTAACCGAAGAAATCTTTCAAGCCGCTGCGGCAAAGGTGCGCGGCCAAATATCCGGGTTCGCGGAGGGCGGCGGCATCATCGGCGGCCACGGCAGCGGCACCAGCGACAGCAATCTCGCCTGGGTCTCGAAGGGCGAGTACATCGTTCGCGCAGACGGCAGCAATCTGCACGAGGCGATCGACCATTTCACAAAAAACTTTGCGACCGGTGGCATAGTGGGTGCCTTTGCCGACAGCATTCGCGGGTATTCCGATGGCGGGCGAGTATCCGCCTCCGGCGCCGGAGGCAAAGACAATTCCAGCTACCACCAGCTCGATCTCCGAACGGACAAGGGGAATTTCCGGGTATCTGTGGCCCAGGACACGATGGAGGCGCTTCGATCTTCCGCTCTTGCTGGTAAGCTCTCGCGCACCGGCGAGAGACCGAGCTGGTTCTCGTGATGTTGTGGCTCCCTGAAGGCACGCTGCTGGTTTTAACGCCATTGTCGGGCGATACCGGCTTGCAGCTCTCGCCGTACTCGGCGCGCGGGCTCACGCAGACATACGAGCCGATTACGGGAACGGGCGGAGGTGGCGGAAACTGGTTAAGACGAGACGTGAATGGCACCCTGCGCAGCCTCGCCGACACACGCTTTCGTAAATACAAATCCACCATCACCTGTCGGGATGGCGCGGCCCCTTGCCTCGACGACGCGTGGATTGGCCATGTCGCCGAGGTCAGTTGCGCGTTTGAGTTCAGTTATCTTCTTGGCGCGGTGCCAGCTCGGCCGGTGGTGCCAGGATCGGTGCGGACGGAAGGGGATGTGACTTTTTATAGACCAATCCTCCTGATGATGGTCACCGAGATCAAGAATAGTTTTGCAGAGTGGGCTGCGATCAACGACTGGCAAGTCGCGTTAGAGGAAATCTAGTTTTGATCGAGGGCCGTGAATATACATTCTATTTCGCGTGGGTTGCGCAGGGCACACCGTGGGATCTGTCGCTCGCCCGCTTCGACGAGAACATCTTCGATCTGACCATAGAGCATGATGAAGGTCAAATCCCGACAGCCACGATTGAGATCAAGAATCCGAGGATCGGCTTCATTTCGCCAGGGCGGCTCTATTGGGCGTGGATCTCGTTTGGGTACGATGCTTGCCAACCGCAGCCGTTGTTCTTCGGCCGCCTGGTTGGCGTGCCTGAGCGGATTGAATCCAACACCGTGAAGATGAAGCTGATAGCGCGGGATACCGATTATATCTATCAGAAACAACAGGTGGCGGAGACGCTGAAGAAGCCGCCGAATTACGATCCGATATTCGTAGAGGTTTTGAAGCGCGATGACCCGGACGCGATCCTGGAGGGCTGGTCGCTTCTCTATCATGTCGATCGTGTCAGCGGCCAGGTCACCGCAAGCGACATTCTGACCGGCGAGGATGGGATTCTCTGGTTCGCCGACAGCGAGGTATTCTACGACAGCGTTCAATGCAAATTGCTCCAGTCGCCATTGGTCGCGGTGAACGTCAAGGCTGAGGTGAATTGGAATCAGCAGTTCAAGGGAGCGCTCCCGCCGGGTGGAGAGCTGGGGAAATGGGCGTTCCCAACGTTGGGATCTGACGCCTTCGTTGGTGACTGGCCCAAGAGCGGCAGCTCGATCGGTGGTGGCTGGTATGCCGGGGTTTCGTGGGCTGGCGAGAGAGACCCTCTGATATTCCCCATGAAGCCAGCGCAGCCGAGCTATCAGTTTCATTGGCAGAACGGCGAAAAGCAGCACATTACCGGCGACACGATGTCGATCGAGATCAGCTACACGCCACCATTCGGCAACTCTGTTGTTCTGAAAGAATTTCATCAAAACGGCTTCATTGATGAGTTTGCGGTGGACTTCCACGGCGACCCGGCGCCCGTCAACATCCCCGCGGTGTCCTCGGTGCAGTATTTTTGCTATGAGGCTTTCGCGCTCGACTTTGCTGGCAAGCAGTCGCTTGCGGTAATCAGCCTCGTCTACAACGCGGATCGCAAACGGTCCGAGCGGGCGGAGATGACCGTCCAGGCTGAGATTCAGCCGATCTTGATCGATCCGCTGGTGACCGAGGACACCGAGACGATCACGCTCAAGAGCGGAGATTTGTCGCTTCCGCTCATTGCCTTGGAAAACTGGGATACTGTGGGAATGGGCCGGTTCGTCGACGTCGGCACATTCATCTATCCTGACAATCCTCTGGTGCCTGGGCAGACCTCCTCGCAGGTGTGCCTCACGGCTGGCAACACCGGAATGGTGGAGCCGGTGTTTTCGAATATTGCTGGCCATACCACGACGGACGGCACCGTGGTCTGGGCCAGCCTGGGGGATACGCCTCCGACGGAGCAAGCGCAGGATCAGGTGCGGATGGCGAACGTGGGCCTCGGCACGATTATCTGCCCGAAGCCTGTTTCCGGTATCCCGAATTGGGAGGCTTTGTTGGCGCCAGGAAGCCTCAGCTTTCCGCCATCTGGCGTCGCTGTGGCAAAGCATTCCATGTACTGCATGAACTGGGGCGGGCCTGGTGACACGATCAAAGAATGCATAGTGGCGGGCATGGTCGGAGGCCTCAGCGAGGCACCAGCAGCGCAATTCCGTACGTTCCAAAATCCGGTTGGGTCCTACCAGTACATCTGCATCAGGGCAGGGCAGACGGGTGAATTTCACCCGACGTTTGCAGAGGCCAAGGGCGCACAGACGGGCGACGGCTCGGTGATCTGGCAATGCATCGGCTTGGCAAAGGTGCCGGTCGGTGGCTGGCCTGGGTATACCCCACATGCGACCTACTTTCCATCCGATCGCGGCAAACAGTCCATCGAGAATATGATATGCCGGGCCCGGGCCAAGCTGCGGAAGCGGGCGCGTGCCGTTGAGGTCTCGTTCGATACTCGCTTCGAGGTGGCGGCCCAGCTCTCCTGTCGAATGAGCGGAAACGTCAACGACGCCCGGTTACCGGGCGGTACCGTGCAGGGCAAAGTGATTGGCTACAAGTTGGAGGTCCATGGCGATACGGGCGAGGTGAAAGGCAACGTCACCCTGGGATGCAGCATCGGCAACGAGAGGGCCGGGCAGCCCTCGCCGACGCCGCAGCCTTTGCCGTTTCGTCTGGTCCAGGGTGGAGCTTTTCTCTCCGGTCCGGTTTCGGTGAGCAGCGTCCACGTCACGCTGCAAAACCCAGTGTCGAAGGAGAGTCTCATTTGCATGGCCGTGGGGGCGCAGGGAGCCGATCCGACCAAGGAGACCCCCACTGTCACCGACAACGGCGGCGGCCACTACAATCCTGCTGATCTAGTTTATGACTCCGCGGGGAGCAAATACGTTCTATGGACCTTTTATGGGACAAATATCGAGAGCGGCCCGCTGCAGTTCACCCTGAATTTCCCCCATGCCCATACCAACATGGTGCTGATCATCGAGGAGTTCGACGCCAGCACCGGGTTGGCTTTGAGTGGAAAAGACCTCAACGGTTGGATTGCCGCGCACAGCCTTGCCCAGAGGAGCCCTGGAAGCGCAAACGACGCCATCAATTCTGGTAGCGCGGATGTCCCCGCCGATGGAGCTTTGATCTGGGGAGTCACGGTTGCCGTGAACGAATCCGGAGGCCTGAGCACCCTCGGTGGAACGACCAACGGCACCAACTTCAAGCCTGGTTTGATCAACGAAGGCGAGACAGGCGCGTGGACTACCGAATGGCGGCAGAATCCAACCGCTGGCGGGAGCGGATCGACGTTTACCAACGCAGCGCATGGTGGGCAAAGCGGCAAGGGCTGGCTCACGTCTTTCATGGCGTTCAATCCGTGCCTTGGCATTGTGCCAAGCTCTGGGAGCAGGAAGGTGACCAGGGGGGTAGCGACTGACTCCGGTACGCCATCCTATGCGAACGAAGGTTACGTGCAGCGCGGCTACCAGAAGTATTACAGCAGCGTGAGCGGAGCGCCTCCTGACACACTTCCGGTTCAGGGGGCATCGTTCGAAGTGCCGCCGTTCGATGTCCCGTCTGTCCCGCCAACGCTTCCGCCAGAAACCTGCCCAGCGCTCGACTCGTACTGGACGCCGACGATCGAAGATGTTGCTGGCAATGAAATCGGCTACACGCCGCCATTCGGCCACGCCAACGATGATGGCCTCGGATTTCCGCTGGGCCCCAGCGAGGTGATCCTCGCCAATCAATGGCATGGGATTCCTTCGACGCTGAATAAAAACAACCTTGCAATCTACAATTTGCAGATCAATGAAGTCGTCACGGAGGCCGTCGCGCAGGCGCAAAGGACTTACGCCGGCAACTGGACCATCACCAATCCTCCCAATCCGTTGATACAGCTTCAGACCCAAATCCAGACAATGATCTTCAAGAGTATCATGCAGGGCGAGGGTTTGTGGTACGAGTTGACGTTGAAGCCGGTCACCAACGGCCCATTCGCCAATTCATACGTCGTGCAGACGACAAAGTTGCAGATACCGATGACGATCGACTTGTCCGCCGCCTCTCCAGCCCCGGAAGGATTGTTGCGCTATGCCAGGGATTGATGATGTCGTAAGGCCGTATCAACTTCCCGACACTGCGCCTGGGGAGCGGGCCAATCAGCCGCTGACGAGCAATCTTCCGATCTCGATCACGCCCGGATTCGGCAGCTCCGGCGCGGGTCAATTGCCGCCGATCATCACTGGCCAAGCCCATTTCGACGAGACCGTCACGAGCTATTGCACCCAAGCCTCGGTCGAGGGGCCCAAAAAGTAGCTAGGGCGATCCTGGCGCCAACAGGCGGCGACCGTTAGAGGGCTAAGGAGAGGGCCATGGGATACACGTTTAGAACATCGGGGCCATGGGGCATCGGCAATAACCAGGACCTGACGCCTGAGCAGGTCGACAATAATTTCTGGCAGGCCATTCAGGATAATCAGGCGAAGGCGGTGCAGGGCGTTGGCATCGCCAACATCGTGGTGCACGGCAATCAATTCACGGTGGTTCTAACCGACCATACGTTGCTGGGCCCCTACGACATGCCGATGATGACTATCCAGTTCAAAGGAGAATGGACGCCAAATACCCAGTATTACGCTGGCGACATCATCACCTATGTCGGCGTGACCTACATGGTCGAGATCAACCACGTCAGTCACGCAACGTTCGATGCCGGCGCCAATGACGGGATGGGCAATGACTACTATGGCGTGTTGCTCAAAAGCGCGGCGGCGACCCTCCCGTCTGGCGGGCCGGCGGGCTGGTTCCTGCGCAAGGCGACATCGGCGGATTACGCCGTCCATTGGTCGACTGCCGCGATTGCTGAGCTGACGGATGTGGCGATTCTAGCGCCGACGAACGGCCAAGTTCTCATCTACGAGAGCGGGCACTGGCAAAACCTGGATTTGCCGATACCAGCGCTGGAAGACCTGACCGATGTCACCATCGCAGGGCCGGCTGACGCACAGGTGCTCACTTACAACGCTGGCAGCGGCAACTGGATCAACAAAGCGATCAGCATGGCGCTGGCGCAGCTCATGGACGTGTCGGTCACCGCGCCGCAGGCTGGTCAACCGCTGGTTTACAACGGCACGAAATGGATAGACGCGGTCACGGTCGATATGCCGTGCGGGGGGCTGAATTCTGTATCTGGTGCGCTCAGCATCAATCGCGCGCTGGGAGAGGTGCAGAGGTTGAGGCTCGCCGGCACCGTCACCAGCACAGCAATCACTGGGTGGCCGCCGGGCGGCCAATTCGCACGGCTGGTGCTCGAAATCCAGAACACGGGAAGCTACGGCTTCGCGTGGCCGGCCGGCGTCCTCTGGCCCGGTGGCACTATCCCGGCGGTCACACCAAGTGGGAAGGATGTGTTTATCCTTGTTTCCTTCGATGGCGGCGCGACGGTTTATGGAAACTGCGTAGGACAAGCCTTTGCATAGCGAGTGCCAATCACATCGAGACATAGGAGGCCAACGTGGCAGGCGGAAAATCCTCAACGTTCGATAATGACCTTCTCAAATTGATCCTCAACGGAACGGCGATCGCAAACATCGCGGACAACGCGGCGTCCTCGCCGCTGACAAATCTCTATGTTTCGCTGCACACCGCCGATCCTGGCGCTGGCGGCAACCAGAACACCAGCGAGGCGGCCTATACGAGCTACGCTAGGCAGGCGGTGTCGCGCACTAGCTCCGGGTTCACCGTCTCGGGGGCCACGGCGACTCTCACCTCTGCGGTGATATTCCCGGCCGCAACAGGTGGCAGCGAGACCGAAACATGGGCCGCGGTTGGGACGGCATCCACCGGCCCGGGGAAAATCCTCTATCGTGGTCCGATCACGCCAAGTCTGACGGTTTCGACGGGCGTGTCGCCGCAGCTTACTACCGGGACGGCTTTGACCGAAAGCTGAGCGAGATGGGCTTACGATCGAACAAAGCGCCCCTTCGGGTCACGCAGTCTGTTCTCGAACGGGCGTTGGTGGCTGTATTTCTTGTATGGACGTTTGTTGCTGTTCTGCTCTTTCACAGTCGCCCATCGAACATTACCAAGTTCGTAGTTGCCGTTTATATCTGGATAGCGATCCAGACTATGACCGGGTGGGCGTTCACCAATGGTGGCGAGGATGTCGGCAAGGAAAATTTCAAAGTTATCCCAACGAGCGCAGACAGAAACGCCGAGAGCACCGTAGTATTTATAAGAGATTGTGTTTGGATTGGTGCATCGACTGCGCATGGTCTTCCAAGCCCAATAAAGATGATGGACTTTTCCATTCCTGGTGTGACCGTGAGTCAGGTTTCCGATCATGCAGCCACAGGATCGAACTTTGCTCTCTATGAGGCAGGTAGCAGAGGCATGTTTTTTATTTCCACAATCGCATCGGCAATGCCACAAGACATTGCCTGCATTGTCTCTGCTAGAAGTTGGGTAAACTGCGGTCAGTCGACCGAAACGCTGGTTCGCGATATTGCTGTATCTGGGCATCGGACCGTCTCCACGGTTCGAGGGTCAAGTGGTGAGGTTAGTGTTCAAGCGCTGACCTCACTGCGCATTATAGCATGAAGAAGGGAGGGGTAATCCAATCGCTTTTTTCGATCAAGTTTTTTACTGTAACGCAGGCAACCAGAGTTCGACTGGTTACTACGCTGTGCCGCAGTTTCAGGCGTCGCATGCCTATTCGCCTGGGCAGCTCATTCGTCAATTAGCGACCCCTGCTGTTGGTTCGGAGCGGGTCTTCGTCTGTATCGTCGGCGGGACCAGCGGGACGGAGCCGAGCTGGACGGTCACCCGCGGAGCGAAGAACACCTCGACGACGCCGGTCTTTCAGGAGTGCACGGGCGCGAGTGCTGTCAACGGGGATGCTACCAACACCCCGACCTGGGCCGCAGCCAAGGCCATTTCCTCAGCTGTCACGCTGGGTGCGATCATCAAGCGGGCCAACGGCGCCAGCTACTGGATATGCAGCACGGCCGGAAACACAGGCGCCTCTGAGCCGGCCTGGGCGAACGACACCGCGGGAACGACACAGACCGACAGTACGGTGACGTGGACCTGCCTCGGCGTGGTGGGCAATTTCAGCGGCGGCGGCGCGCCCCACGCGCGGCTGGCGAATGCCTGCGCGACGAACTGGTTCGCGCCTGGCAATACGATCTATGTCGGCGACAACCACGCCGAGTCACAGGCGACGACCATCAATATCCAGCCGACCGGCTCGCCTTCGACCGTCAGTAGGATGCTTTGCCACAATCACAGCGGCAGCTACCCGCCAGCAGCCAGTGATCTGACGACCGGGGCGTCGATCTCGACCACGGGTGCTGTCAACCTTAATTTTACGCCAACAGTGTCAGGCGGTTTTTATTTCTATGGCGTGTCGTTTGTGGCAGGGGTCGGGCAATCTGCAGCCGCAGGTCTCAATTTTTCTGCGCAGTTATGCACGGTCTACTTGGACAACTGTTCTCTTGTGATGGCCACCAGCGCGAGCGCACAGATAGTTCTATCCAGTGGTGCTGGCGCTGGCGCCGTAACGTTCAACAACACGACGGTCAAGTTCGCAAACACTGGGCAAATCATAAGCGTGCAATTGGGCCAATTAACTTGGCAAAACACCGGCCAAGTGCTGGCGTCAGGTTCGTCAGTTCCTAATAACTTCATAGTTCCAGGCAGCAACTCTTTTACGTCTGTCGTGTTGGAGGCGGTTGATCTGAGTCAGCTGACCGGCAATATCTTTAGTGCTAGCACTGCACTGGGTAGTTTTCTTGTTAAGGACTGCAAGCTCAACGCATCGGCCACGTTCGCTATTCCCACCCTTTCTGGCATGACAGTTCAATACGTTCGCTCCGACAGCAGCGGCACGGCGTACAAGTCGGCGCGCTATCAGTACGAGGGCACCGAGACGACCGAGACATCGATCACGCGCGTTGGCGGCGCTAGCGATCCGAGCGGGCAGGCGCAATCCCGCAAGATCGTCAGCACCGGCAACGCGCAATGGCTGCGGCCGTTTCAGGCAGAACCTTATGCGATCTGGAATTCAACGATAGGCGCCAACGTCACAGTGACGGTTTGCGGGACCGTCAATGCCGGTGCGCTGCCCAATAATGACGACATTTGGCTGGAGGTCGAATACCTCGGCAACGCGTCGTTCCCCGTTGGCACGATCGTCAGCACGACCAAGAGCAGCACGCTTGCAGCGAATGCTGCGGTGGCGTCGGACAGCTCGACGTGGAACGGCGGCGGCTCTGGCGCGGGCTGGTCACCGTTCAAGCTGGTTGCGACGCTCTCCTCTCCGCAGCCAGGCTTGCCGGGCATCCTTGAGGCGCGGGTGCGCGTCGGCAAGCCGTCGGCCACCTACTACATCGATCCGACGGTGGTGCTTACGTGACCGTCTATCTGACTGGGCTGCCGAGCGTCGCATTCATCACCGATGCCGGTGCCGGCAAGACCACCCTCGCCCCCGGCGTCCCGATCGTTGAGATCGGTGTGGTGACCATAAATGCGGGCGCGGCCCAGATGGACGGCGCCGCCAGCGCCAGCTTCGCCGCCCGCGCCGGACGGCTTGGCGCGGCCCAGATGGACGGCGTCGCCAGTGGCGCATTCGCGGGCGCGACGCTTCGGACAGCCGCACCCGCCCAGATGGATGGCGCTGCATCGGTCCAATTCACCGCGATCGAGGCCGAGTTTGGCGCGGCGCAGATGGATGGCGTGGCGTCGGCGGCGTTCGGCGCCAGGGTTGTCATCTCGGGTCATGCCCAGATGGACGGCGTGGGCGATGCGGCGTTCACGGGCGATCTCGCCTCCGTCGGCTCGGCCGAGATGGACGGCCTCACCTCGCCCGACTTTCATGGCGCCGTGGGCGGCAGCAAGGCGCGCATGGACGGCGCGGCCGCGGCCGCGTTCGCTGGCAGCGTGACGGGCGGCTTCTACGTCGGTTCTGCGGCGATGGATGGTCAGGCGGCCGTGGCTTTCCATGGCGTAGGCTCCGCGCTCCTCGCCGGGGCAGCCCAGATGGACGGCGCGGGGGCAATGCTTGCGGTCCAGTCAGGCACGCATCTGCCGCCTCATGGCATCATTCTGGCGGCGGGAATCTGATATGGCGCAGGGACCATCAGACCTCGTCCGCGCGTATCAACTTCCCGACACTGCGCCTGGGGAGCGGGCCAATCAGCCGCTGACGAGCAATCTTCCGATCTCGATCACACCGGGATTTGGCTCATCGGGGGCTGGACAGCTGCCGCCGATCATAACCGGCCAAGCCCATTTCGACGAGACCGTCACGAGCTATTGCACGCAGGCCAAGAACGAGAACGTTGCCGCCAATGGCGGTGGGAATGGCGACGGCTTTCCTGCTTCAGGCCGGAGTGCCCATGTCAAGCGAGTCTTTGCTTTGGAGGGCGGCGGTGACGCTCGGAAGAAAGGCGCGGGAGACCAGAATACCATACTTACCGACACCTGGTTCGACATGCTTCGGGTGGAGGATCTGCCGGTGACTTTCTGGGGCGACAGCTATGGTTCCAACGCGCAGCAGATCGATTTTGTCGTTCATTGGAATGACGATCCTGCCAACCCAGACGATAACATAGATGACAGCAATGCCGACATTCAGTACGAGAACGCGAACGCGGCGAGGACGACGCATCAGCTTGAGGTAAAGAATCCAGACATCTCCATAAGCGATGTCGAGGACGGGGATGATAACCAGCTCTGGGTGATCGATAGGACGGGGACACAGATTTCGCAGTCCGATCTTTACTCCGGCAGGCAGGGTCAGGAGGTCATCTTCACGTTCCACAATGATCAGCCTGGCGGCGAAGGCGACGACGATCAGAACCCAGCGGACCGAAAGGTTCGGGTGGTCAAGGTCTACAATAACGATCTCGCTGGATTTAAGATGTCGGACGACGACGGCACGCATCCGATGATCGTTCCTTACGAGGATTACCTTCAACAATTGCAGCAAGGCGAGAAGGATACCTCTCAATACATTGATTACGAGCTTACGATTAGATATTTCCATCGCTTTCAGACGGAGGAGCAGAGAGGCGGTGTTCAGGGCCAGAAAGTTGCAATGTCGCTGGCTGAAAACCAAAACATATACGAGCAGTATTTCGACGATGGCGATCCGCAGGCGGTTGATGTCGATGGCGTGTCATCGGTGGTCAGGACCGATCCGTTGCAATCGATTGTCAACCTCAGCTGGGGCGGTCTGGCCGTGATCTTTGCGCCGCAGAACCAAGACTCGCCGCCGTTCAAGCCACCTAAGAAGATGGTGCTCAGGATCATGGAGCAGAAGCGCGAGGACGCATGAGCTATCTTGAAATGGAAGCCGCTCCCATGCCTGATATGAGTTCGGGCATAATATCGGTCTGGTTCAGAGACCTATCAAAGGGAAAGGCGCCGGATGGCGACAAGTGGCCGTCGGGACCATGGGAGGCCGGCGGGACCTCAATGCTGCCGCCAGACACGACGGAGCTGGTCAAGACACTTGACCCACCGTCGATCTTCTACTGGAGCGCCTACGGCATCCCGGTAGGCTCCGTCTTGGGAGGCGGTCTCTTCTTAGGCGGTAGCCCCTTCTATGGACCCGCGCCAGTGATTATGCCACTGCCACCGCCATTAGCGGTCAGCCAGATGCGCATGATCTTGACCTTCGGAGACGACGACCAGAGCTACGACTACTGCCCGTGGGAACTGCAACGACCCGACGTGATCGAGGCAGTCCTATTTATCTCAGGGCTCAACGTCATCTACCGGGTTACCGATTGGCCCCCACCCTATAAACCATACTGGAAGGTGCTGGGGGGTAAACCAGTGGGTATCGACGGGAAACTCAAGGTGGCCAACATGAAGCTGGGGGCAGCACAGAACAAACCTAAGATGGTCCCCCAGTCGTTCATCGGGATCGCCCAGGACGGCTACCTGACGATTTGTCTACAGACCAAGACCAGGGCAGACTACAAGGGATACGCTTACCAGCTAGACAACCTCACCCCCATCACGGCGACGCAGACCATCTTCCACACCCCAGGTCTTTCGGTGGAAAAGATCCCAGGATACTGGGACGGCTTCCTGTTCTACTACAAGGACATTTCTAACGAGGTGATGGCGGCAGGGCCGGAGTTTTTCGTCATCGGGGGAGAGCGGGCAGGCAACGAATTCCCGCTTCCGCCGCGGATCGACGACGCGACCTGGCACCATCTGCTGTTTTCCTTCGACATCAGCGGCGGGGTGACCTCGGTGCTTCCAGAGACGCCGCTGCCGCCAGGAGGAGGCGACCTCGTCCCACCAGACACAAAGACCGCCTGCAAGGCGTGGCTGGCATTTGACGACAAGAACTACACGGATAGTTCGCTTCAGCACGCCCCTGTGGTTCCCAATGGGATCATATCTCCTCAGTTGGATGGAATGGGGATGAATGGTCTTTTTCCTTTCGGTCCCGACGCCACCTACAGCCGCAAACAACTTGGGCTGGAGCCAAACGAAATTGTTCCGCAAAACGTTTGGATTCGTGGCTTCTGGGGCAACCCGAGGGACGGGTTGCCCCGCTTCAACTCCGCTGCCGGGCTGGCGCCAGGAAACCGGTACATCACGGAAGGTGATTTCAACTGGCTCGTATACACTGGCGTCGAATGGGCTGTCATAGCGGGGCAACCTGCAGACGGCAAGGGGTCGATCGACCCGCCGCGTCCCACCAATCCCGATCCAGCCAAAGACCTCGACGTGCCGAAATACAGTTGCACTGGGTTTGTCATCCCGGTCAAAGAGAAGCGGATCGGCATCCCGACAGGGAATATACTCACCAAGCACAATACCGGCGTCGAGATGGCCGAATTACAGATATGGGCCAACAAGACGCTGGACACCAATGACGTGAAGATGCGCCGCTTGTTTATCGATTATCCCAAGGATGACAAAGGCAATCCTGATAAGACCAAGCCGTTGCAGCCGGTGTCGCCATCGGTTGCCGCAAAGATATTAGGCAAGCCGGATATTCTGTTGCACGGGACCAGTAATTGGAAAAAGGGCAAGAACACTGGAACGTCTGGCTACAAGATCGTGTCTGGCGAGCAGGTGATCAATCCGAAGGGCCAATTCATACCTGTGGCCAAGATCGAGAAATTCCTGCCGGACCCGAAAATAGGGAAATGAATTATGCGCATCGAAGAGAACATCAGGTGCATGACCAGGGAGGAGAAGATCGCCGAGTGCAAGTCTTATGTCGGCCACACCAATGTGGACATGGACCGGATCATGGCTATTTACGCGGAAGTGGGCGGGCCCGATTCCGCCCTCGATGACGCTCTGGCGAGGTGCGCGCAGGCTGTCGGCGCTGCGCTTGGGCGTGAGCCGCTGACGGCGTCGGAGTTTGCTGAGGCGATGCAGAAGTTGCGGCGGCGATGATCTATGCTGTGCAAAACACGGCTGGCGCGGCGCGCATTTTTTATGACTCGCGCAATCGGGAGATCAATCTCGCTCCCGGCGCGATGAAATATGCCGACCTCGATCAGGGCACGGTCGATCGGCTGTTGGCGCGCAACGACCTCGTGGTGAAGGAAGCGACGTTCGAGCGTCACGCCCATCCGCAGCCGCTCCCTCCAAAAGTGACGCCAGAGCAGGCAAGGCCATGCATCTCGGTGACCGGGCATTTCGGTATCGGCGACAATCTGCATCAGCGGGCGGTGATGCGGGTGCTGATGCGCGATTATGATGTCTGGCTCCATACCTGCCACTTTCAGATTTATCACGACCTCGTCGCCAAAGGTCTCAAGCTGGTGATGCGGCCCACCTCGCTGCATGCGCAGGCAAAGACCATTGAGCGGGAGCGGGGGCTATTCGAACAGGCCAAGTTTACGGCGGCGCCGCCGTCGGCGAGGGTCGCACGCATCGGCTATCCAAAGACGCTTGTCGATCAGCACGGCTCGATCCTCGAGGCGATGTTCGGATGCGTCGGTCTGCAAATGCCGGAGCGGCCTGACTTCAGCCTGCCGATCAAGCCGGAATGGCGACAATCGACCCGCGATCGACTGAGCCGGATCGATATGGGCGGCAAGCGGCTCATGGTGCACCGGCCGATCGTGGTGCGCCGGGAATGGGATGGCCGGTCACGCAATCCAGACCCCGCGGCCTATGACGCCATCTTTCGGTCGATCCGGGACTCGTTCTACGTCGTGAGCATCGCCGATCTGCGCCGTGGCGAGGAGTGGATCGAGGGGCCCGAGCAGGAGGCCGACCTGAAGCTACACAACGGGGAGCTGGCATTCGAGGAAATGGCGGCGCTGTTTTCCGAAGCTGACCTCGTCTACTGCAACGCTGGCTTTGCGCCGGTCCTGGCGCAGGCCGTGGGGACGCCGCTGATCGTGGTGTACGGCGGCCGCGAGAGCTATCGGACGACCCAGCGGGTCGGCGCGCACCTCGCCCCCACGCTCCCGATCGACGTTCTCAATCCATGCGACTGTCACAGCAACAAGCACCGCTGCGACAAGGCGATCGATGTGCCGAAGGCGCTGGCAGCGGTGACGGCGTTCGCGGCCAGGCGCAGCACCCTGTTGTTCGGAACGTTCTATGTGGACAGCCCGGATCGTGACAATCTCACGGACCTGTGGAAGCGGCTGCATTTCTCGTTAAATGAACGAGATTGCGATTTCCTCGCCGTCGACAGCCAGTCGCCAATCAAGAAGTTCGAGGACTGGACGCCTTATGACGGCAAGCGACACCGCCGGATGGTCTTCAATTTTCCGGACAACATCGGCCACCTCAGCCGCAAGGGCGTGACGGAGGGGCGTGACGGCTGGGGCCGGGCCTTTTGCAAGGGATTAGAGATCGCCTGCGAGCTGGGTTACGAGCACGTCGCGCATATAGAGGGCGACAGCTTGTTCCGGCTCTGCGTGGGGGACATCATCAGGTGGATGCAGCAGGAGAAGGCCGATTGCGCAACCACCGATGTGAAGGGGATGAAACACAAGGAGCATGAAAAGCTCTGGGTTGAGACCGGGCTCATGTTCTTTTCGACGGATTACCTTCGGCGCAGCGATTTCGTTCAACGCTATGATTGGCCGAACCGGAAGGTCGCGCCGACACCGGAGCGCTACATTCGGCAGCAGATCCTGGCCAAGGACGGATGCCGGCTGAAGATCATGCAGTGGAAGGCGCAGCGGGCCGACAAAAACCAGATTACCAAGGACAACATTCTCGATCTCGATCTAGACTGGGTGACGCACCAACATGACAGTGCGCAGCAAGGTGTGTATAGAAAATTCGTCGAGGCCGCGCTTGCCGTGGAACGCATGAAGCCCAATGAGCTGGTGCAAGAGCGCGCCTCGATACTCATCAAACTAAATCTTGGCTGCGGTACCAACAAGCTCGCTGGTTGGGAGAACCGCGACGCTGACGTGGATATCACCAAAAAGTTGCCGTGGCCGGACGGCAGCGTGAGTCACGTCAATATCGAGCATTGCGTGGAGCACGTTCCTTACAAAGCGGCGATCGGCTTCTTCCAGGAGGCCCACAGGGTCCTGGCGCCGGGCGGGGTTCTTCGGGTGACTGTGCCGAGTCTGGAGCAGATCGCCGCATGTGATGACGCTGACTACCACCGCTTTACGACCAAGTGGCAGAAGCTCGGGCCCAACAAGCGTGGCGCCATGAGTGCGATCATCTACGCTCATGGCCATGAATGCGCATGGAACGCGCAGCTCCTGCGCGACACGCTCTACTTCGCGGGCTTCGACGATGTACTGGCATGCGAGTCTGGGCTATCGGAGGACCCGGCGCTCCGTGGCGTCGAGGGGCACGGCCGGGTCATTGGGGATCACTTCAACCAGATCGAGTCATGCACGTTCGAGGCGCGCAAAGCCGGTGATTTGTCCAGTTTGCCGAGTTTGCCGAGTGCGCCACCACCCCATGCACCCACGGCGACGGTGGCGGTCGTGCTCGGCGGCGCCATGTGCTGGAGGCAGGATTGGGAGGCGGCCAGGAAGTTGATCGGCGATCTGCCCTTCCGCGTGTTTGCCATAAACGACCAGATCAAGACTTTCCCTGATGAATGCGTCGCGGTCACGCTGCATCCCGACAAGCTTGTGGGGCCCATCGCCTGGCTGAACGGCCGGCGCAAGGCTGGGCTGCCGGAGCCGGAACAGGTCTGGGCGCACCGCAAAGCCCCAGAGATCACCCACGATACCGGGCTGGACTGGGGCGGCAGCTCGGGGCTGTTTGCCGTTCAGGTGGCGCGGCGGGAGGGGCATCAGAAGGTGATCGGTGTCGGGGTGCCGATGACCGTGGACGGCGCGCACTATATCCGCGGGCAAAAGTGGCAATCGGCGATTGCATTCCGCCCGAGTTGGATCAGATACAAGAACGAGATTGCCCCGCATTTTCGCAGCATGTCGGGCTGGACGGCGGAGATTTTCGGTAAGCCGGATGAAGCCTTCCTACGCAGCGCGTGATTGCGTATAGTCGCCATCGCCGGGCGTCGCGCGCGAAATGCGCGCCGATGTGGTGATGTTCGTGAACATCAACGTCCCAGCGTCGCGCCCCTACACCGAGGAGGACCTGTGGCTCATGGAGCAGCAGGCCCAGCGCGAGTCGCGCGAATCCTTCTGGGCGTATCGCCGCTATCTCAATCCGCGCATGATCATGGGATGGTGGCAGCGCGAGGTTGCGCTCGAATTGCACCGCTTTTGGCTGGACTATAGCGCCGGGCGCCGGCCAAAACTCCTGCTGCAGTCGCCTCCACAATTGGGGAAAAGCACCCAAGTCGTAGACTTCCTCTCGTGGATCATCGGCTTGAGCGGGCCGGACCCACAACTGAAAATCATCTTCGCGTCTTTCAGCGAGCGGCTCGGCATTCGCGCGAACCTTCGACTGCAGCGCATTCTCGCCGATCCCAAGCACGCCAAGATATTCGGGCACCAGGCGGTCAACCCGTCTGTTCGTCGCTCCAATAGCGAAATGATCGAGTTTCACGGAACGGGCCTGGAGCGCGGGTCTTTTCGCAACACCACGATCGCAGGTGCGGTGACAGGCGAGGGACTGGACTTGGGCGTCATTGATGATCCCATCAAAGGCCGTGCCGAGGCGAGCTCGAAGCTCACCCGCGACAAGACATGGAATTGGATGACCGACGATTTCATGACGCGTTTCTCCGACGGCGCCGCGCTGCTGCTCGTGATGACTCGATGGCATCTAGACGATCCTGCGGGCCGGCTGATCGAGCGCCATAAGGATGTGCGCGTATGCCGCTATGCGGCGCTGGCCGAAGAGGAGGAGACACATACGGCCATTGATGAGGTGGGGCGCCCGATCGGGCCGTTTGTGCGCAAGGTGGGCGAACCGCTTTTCCCGGAACTCAAGTCGGCGGAATTTCTCGAGCAGCAGCGCGCCATGATGACATTGGCCGGCTGGCAGAGCGTCTACCAGCAGGCGCCCATTGTCGTCGGCGGCGACATGTTCCCGATCCACATGGCCTCGATCATATCGGAGGCGCCGCCATCTGCGAGCGTCGTCGCCGCGGTGCGCTACTGGGACAAGAGCGGCACCGCCGGCGGCGGAGCTTACACCGCCGGCGTCCTGATGCTGCGGATGCGCGACGACACGTTTGTCGTGGCTGACGTGAGGCGCGGGCAATGGTCGGCGCTAGACCGCGAGCGGATCATCAAGCAGACCGCCGAGATGGATCGCAGAAAGTATTTCCTGACCAAGGTCTGGGTTGAGCAGGAGCCGGGTAGCGGGGGCAAAGAGAGCGCGGAATCCACGGTCAGAAATCTCGCCGGCTTCCGCGTCGAGGCCGATCGGGTGCGCGGCGCAAAGGAGATGCGCGCCGAGCCGTTCGCTGCGCAGTGGCAGGGCGGCAATGTGCGGCTGGTCGTGGGTGTATGGGTGAAAAATTATCTCGAAGAGGCCGAACATTTCCCGGTCGGAAAATACAAGGACCAGATTGATGCGAGTTCCGGCGCGTTCAACAAGATCGCGAGCAGATATCGATACCCGTCTGACATGAGCTGGGTGTCCTGATTATGACCACCACCATATTCCAACCTGCAACCGTCCTCGATCCCGGCCTGGCCCTGAAGCAGATCGACTCCGAATTCGACAAGGTGTGGGCGCGAATCGGCAGCGGCAGTGCAGGCATACAAGGTCCGCCGGGCCCGCCCGGGCCAGCTGGTCCCCAAGGTCCGCCAGGCACTCCTGGCATTCCCGACGCTCCATCAGATGGCGACACGCACGCGCGTCTTGATGGGGCGTGGACGCCTATCGTGCCGGTGGACGAAGTGGTTACCGAGGCCCCGCAAGATGGAGCGATGTATGGACGAAAGAATGCAAGCTGGCAGCCAATTGCCGATAGTGGTGGCGGAGGAATCCAAGGCCCACCGGGTCCTCAAGGTCCGGCCGGCCCTGCAGGTCCGCAAGGCGTTCCCGGGCCTGCCGGTCCCCAAGGAAATGCCGGAGTTGACGGTGCATCAGGTGTTCCGGGAGCGGCCGGACCTGCAGGCCAAAAAGGCGATCCTGGCCCGCAAGGCGCGGTTGGCCCGCAAGGGGACTTAGGTCCGCAGGGCACACAGGGCCCGCAGGGGCCAGCGGGAGCCGAAGGTTCCCAAGGTCCGCAAGGCGATCCCGGTCCAGGCGGTCAGGCCGGATCACCCGGCTTGGCCGGACCGGCCGGTCCCCAAGGACCAGCCGGCAACGACGGCCAGCAAGGCCCAGCCGGACCACAGGGTATTCAGGGGCCACAAGGTCTCCAAGGTGATGTGGGGCCCCAAGGTCCGGCCGGTGCGGACGGCGCACCCGGCCCCCAAGGAGCTGCCGGACCGCAAGGTCAACAAGGTCCTCAAGGCAATACCAGCAGCATCTTCAACTACGCTTTCTCGACCAGCACCACGGTCCCGCCAGTTGCGGCTGGCACGGTTGAACTAGATAATGCGACCCCCGCGAGCGCAGCCAACCTCTACATCAGCAACCTGGACGGTGCGGGCACCGACATCAGCGTCATCCTGGGGCTGATCCAGTCAGGCAACGAAATCCTCCTGCAGAACGCTGACAGCGCGGCCGTCTACTACTCCTACACCGTCACGAATTCGGCATTTGCGCCACCCGCTTCACCAGAGTACGTCCAGGTCCCGATCGCCTGGAAGGCGGGTGCCGGTACCCTCACCAACGGGATGAACATCATCCTGGGGATAGTGTCCCAGGGGCAGCAAGGCCCAGCCGGTCCCGTAGGACCTCCAGGTCCCCAAGGCCATCAAGGCAACGACGGTCCCCAAGGCCCAGCCGGCACCCCAGGAATCCAAGGGCCACAAGGCCTTCAAGGTGATGTGGGTCCACAAGGCTTGCAGGGGCCCCAGGGTACCCCAGGAATCCAGGGTCCGGCAGGCAACACCGGAGCGAACGGGGCGACCGGTCTGCAGGGACCACCAGGGTCACAGGGCCCGCAAGGCCCTCAAGGTACTCCAGGTCCGACAGCGGTCTCGGCTGACGCAGGGAACACCGCCACCCTGGGCAGCGACAACAAGATTTACGTGCCGAGCACGCCGGCAGGATCGAACGCCGTGCCGCAAATGGACGGCGTCGGTGCGGGTGGCGTGGCGGCAACATGGGCAAGGTCCGACCACGTTCACCCGACCGATACCTCACGTTACGCGGCTAGCAACCCGGCCGGCTACCAGACGGCGGCGCAAGTCAATGCGGTGCTTCCTCCTGCGTCCAGTGCTGCCCCCGCCATGGACGGGACGGCCGCCGCCGGCACCGCCACAGCCTGGGCCCGAGGCGATCACGTCCATCCGAGCGACACTTCGCGGCAGGCGATCAAGGGCACGGTTGCGGCCGACAATGCTGTGGCGGGTAATCTGGGTGAGCAGCTCGCCACCAGCCAGACGACGCCCGTCAATCTCACCACGAACGTCACGGCGAACGTCGCGACGCTGGCGTTGACTCCGGGCGATTGGGTGGTGGCTGGTGTTGTTATCTTCAGCCCGGCGCAGGGACCAACCGCGCTTGCGGCGGCAGTTTCGAATACTTCCGCGGCGTTGCCGACTGCTGCGCAGATTTGTGCTGGCAATGGAAATATGACTCAGTATCGTTTGACCTTTGGCAATGGCGTCACGCAAACGATGCAAACTGGTCCGACGCGCGTCAATGTGAGTGCGCCGGCGACCGTCTACCTCGCAGCGCAGGGCACATTCAACAGCACGTGCACCGCGACCGGCTATATCAGTGCTCGACGAGTTAGATAATGGCAGAAATGAAGCAGGACATTCCGAGCGTCGCGCGTCTGCCTGATTTACGGCCGACACATCTCGTCGATAAGGACGACAGGCGATCCGACGTGCCGTGCGGCTTGTGCACGCTGTGCTGCCGAACTCTGATTGTTCCCTTGGCGCAGGAGGAGTACGAGCAATATGACTGGGCGTGGATTACGAAGCGCGACGGTACGCGCCTTGGCCGCGCGCTAAAACGGCGGCCCAACGGCGATTGTATCTATCTTACAGCCAACGGATGCAGTATTCACGGGCGCGCCCCACATGTATGCCAGCGGTTCGATTGCCGTGAATTGTTTCGCAAGTCGGACCGCGCGGGGCGCCGCGAGGCAGTAAAGAGTGGAAAACTACCGAAGGCCCTTTTCGACAAGGGTCGTGAAATGCTGAAAGCATCAGGAGGATAAATACATGGCAGCAATACCGGTTACGTTTCAAGGAATTTTGTTTTTTAGTGACGTAGGCGTCGGCGGCGGTCCGATGCCGGGCGGTCCTCGTCCGCCTTATGTCGACATCGGATTTCCGATGCCACAGCCGCCGGCTGGTGCGCATCCAGAGCACCCGATTTACTACCCGCCCTACCCATCGCACCCGATCTACAATCCGGGCGGGCCTCCCGGCTCCTCGCCGCCCGGTTACTGGGGTGGCGGGATGGGACCGGGCGTGAAACCGCAGCCGCATCCTGAGCATCCGATTGTCCTGCCGCCGGTAACTCCTGGCGGTCCTCCGGTTCAGATTTGGCCGAATCCGCCCGAAGGGCAGGCACCAATCCCGTCGCATCCCATTGTCCTGCCGCCGCCGCCGACCGAAGGCACGACGCCAGATGGAGGCAAGCCGCCGCCGCCTGATGGTGGCTGGGGCTATCACCCGGCATATGGTTGGGGTTACTTCCCGGCGGGCGGCAAGCCGTTGCCTGGAGCGCCTGGAACGACGCCACCGGCGACGTAATAAAGCTGGAGAGGCAATTGTGCCACCCCTGCCGCGCAGCGGCTTGTCGCGGTGATCATTTGGGTCGTGATCACCGCAGTGGATGTGGCACGTGATCGAAGGGATCACGCTTGGTGAATAGATGACCAGATCGAACTGGATCATGTTGGCGCTGCTTGTGACCAACACTCTCGCGCTTGGCTATATCGGGTGGCAAGCCAATGCAAATGCGCAGGCTGATATTGCGCAGGCGGCGCAAGACTGCAAGGATACGGAAGCGCTCATAAAGCTTCTGGAACAGAGATTGACGCCGCAGCCATGAATGGCGTTACAGAAGAGGCCGGAAAGGCGGTTGCTGGTTACTTCAGCGTCATGCGCGAGAGTCCGCTCGCGCTCAGTGTTATTCTGATGAATATCGCGCTGCTGTTCTTTTTTTACTGGATATTATCAGTTGTCGCCGCGCAGCGGAAAGAAGAGGTCGTTATGCTGCACGCTGGACAAACGCATTTGCGGGAAATGCTCGGCGCATGCACTGGAATTCAGGGGCCGCCGGCGACGCCTCGTCCGTTTTCGCGGCCTCCAGGCAATTCTCGATCTGAGAACAGCAATGACAGCATGAAGCTTCAGGATGCGGCGTCTGAGTTGGTGCCGCTGCCGCCGCTGCGGCCGTTGCTACTTGATGCCGAACCGTGAGGCCAGCTGTGCTCGAACGGCAGATCATTGCGCTGTTGAGGCGCAAGCATGAGATCGAGGAAATGAAGCACGATCAATTCACCGCGACGCAGCGTTGGCTGACGGAGAGCGTGGAATTGCTGCTTCGCGCGGCGCTGGTGGCAGCAGAGGAGAAAAAGCAATGACTGGCAAGCCGAAACACCAGAAGCACGTCACCGAGGCTGCTGTCGAAATGCGTCGTGCCATAGGGGCGGCATAGGACGCCAAGGAGAGCAACATGAGTGTTGGTGAGGATCGCGTGCGAACGAAATTCAATCCGAGCGCCGATAGCGTCGTCGACCAGATCAAGCAGAAGTCGGCGGAACTCATCGATTTATGCGAGACACTGAAATCGAAAGACGCCCGTTTAGCCTCGCTCGCACAAACACACTACGAAGACGCCGCCATGTGGGCAGTTAAAGCCGCAACCGCTTAACAGGAACAAAGCCATGAATGCGGATAAGCCGAAACCTCCACCGCCGCAGGTGCCAAAACCACCGCCGCCGCAACCTCAGCCGCAGGTGGTGCCCGAGCATCCGAGCGTGCCGCCCACGGTCGTGGTGCCGCCCGAGCAGCGCAATTAAAGGAGGTGCACCATGTCCGTCACCGGAATCCTGATCGGGGTGCTCAATTGCGTGCTTGTTGCCGCGGTTCTGGTTCTGATTGGCGCAATCATCGTCTGGGTGGCCAATATTTTCGAGTGGCCGATTCCATGGAACATCCAGCGCATCTATCTGCTGATTGTGCTGGTGGTGTTCATTATCTGCGTGGTCTCGCTCTTGGTCGGCGCGCCGATGGTCCATTTCTTCGGCCGCGCGGAGTTTGGCGCTCTGCGCTTCGGCTAAAAATGCGTGGCGGCCAGACGCAGCAACGCCTGACCGCCGCTTGACAAGGCAACCTGGAAAGGAGGTCGCGATGCCCGCATTCACAGATAATCGGATGACAAAGCTATGCCAAGCTTCGCGATCAGTTCTGGCCATGGAAAGTACATTCGGGGCGCGTGCGGCAATCCAGTGCCGCCGGAGCTGGACGAGGTCGACGAAGCACGACGGGTCGTCGACCGCGTCGCGGAACACTTGAAAAGCGCCGGCATCAAGACGGCGACGTTTCACGACAACACCTCCCACGACCAGAACACCAACCTCAACACCATCGTGAACTGGCACAACGAGCAGACCAGGGATCGGGACGTCTCGGTTCACTTCAACGCCACCGAGGGGGCCTACGGCACGGAAGTCTGGTACACGAGCAGCGGTATGGCCGACTATGCCGCGACGATCTCGGCGGCGATAGCCAAGGCCGGCGGCTTCAAGGACCGCGGCAAGAAGCACACCGACAACCTGTTTTTCCTGAACAATACGGCCAAACCAGCGGTGCTCCTGGAGGTCTGCTTCTGCGACAGCACAGACGACAGCAACAAGTACAACGCCCACTTCGACGCTATCTGTAAAGCGATCGCGGAGTCCCTCAGCGGCGTGACGGTGCCGGACGCGCCGGGCGAGAAGCCGCCCGAACGGCCATGGGTCGAGGACCCGCTGGAGGTGCCGTTGGACCAGCGCCCTGTGCTCGCCCTCGGCGACAAGGGCCACGACGTGGATGATATGCAGCATCTGCTCAACCTTACCGAACTGCACCCGGACCTCGACGAAGACGGTGATTTCGGCAACGGGACCGAGGATGCCGTTACGCAGTACCAGGCAACGCGCGGGCTTGCGGCCGACGGCATTTGCGGCGAGCAGACGTGGGCGGCTTTGTACGACGGCAAGCCGCCGTTGCCGCCTCCGCCGCACGCGCTGGACGAACGGGACATCGAAGCGATTTGCGTAATCGCCGATGAGAGCGAAATCGCGGAGTATCCCTGGAAGGACCGCGGGGTTGCCCCGCCTGGGTTCACCCAAGGCATGGCGCTGGCGTTTGCCCAGACCTATCGCAAGCTTCAGCTTGGGCACCAGGCGGCGGTCGAAATGGCGAAGGCGCGGACCGGATCGGACAAGGACGCGCTCAATATCTACCGCAGCCAGTTTGATGCGCTGGGAATGAGCAACGAGGCCGCGGGGGCCCTTACCTTGCGCCACCTATATGCTTTGATGCTCGGCAGCGGGATGCGGGAGTCGAGCGGAAGGCACTGCGAGGGCCGGGACCTGTCGGCCGACAATGTGTCGAGCGACACCGCGGAGGCGGGCCTGTTTCAAACGTCATGGAACGCCCACAGCGCAAGCGAGCCAGCGTTTAGCAATCTCATGGCGGAGTATTCAAACCCGCGGAACGTGGCGACCTGCTATCTCAGCGTCTTCGACGATGGGGTTTCCTGCACGGATGACGAATGGGGCTGCTACGGCAGCGGCCAGGGCTATGCGTTTCAGAAGCTGTGCAAGGAATGCCCGGCTTTTGCGGTGGAGACGCACGGCCTGACGCTTCGCAATCTCGCGAACCATTATGGCCCCGTAATCCGGAAGGAAGTGGAATTGAAAATGGAAGCCGACGAGATGTTCGCGGCGGTCCAGAAGTATCTGGACACGGGCTTGGTGGCGTGATGGTCGGGGTCATGAACATCAAGCGCTGCGGAACGTGCCGCTTCGCGCGGATCGTGCCGCAGGATTTGACCAGACGAGTGTGCGGGGGCGCTCCGCCGACACCGACGCAGGTGTCAATGTCGGGGGGAAAGGTCACTTTCCAATTCGTGCGGCCGATCGTCGGGGTAAGCGACGACGCGTGCGCGTTGCATCAGGGCCGTGACGTTTTGGATGAGGAGCGGGATTCCCGGGAGATCGAGAGCGCCCGGCTCGCCATGGCGCCGGCGGGAACGAAGCAATGAGCTACTACACAACTGTCCGCGACACGCTGAAAAATTTCGTGACGGGCCTCGGCACGCCTGGGCTCGATCCGAGCCGGAGCGTTCAATACGACTTCACTCTGCTCGATCGCAATCAGCTTGAGAATATGTATCGCGGAGACTGGCTGGCGCGAAAAATTTGCGATGCTCCGGCCGAGGATGTGACGCGCGAGTGGCGTGCGTGGCAAGCGTCGCAAAGTCAGATCGAGGCGCTGGAGACCATCGAAAAGACGATGGACCTGCAGCGCAAGGTGAAGCAGTGGATCACCCGGGCGCGGCTTTATGGCGGAGCCGCGCTGATCGTCGGCGTGGATGACGGCAATGACCCGAGTCAGCCGCTCAATCTGGAGAAGTGCGGGCGGGGCTGCCTCAAATACGTTGTGGTGCTCAATCGCTATGAGCTGAACGCGGGCCCGCGGATCTACAACGTGATGGACCCTTATTACACGCGGCCTGCCTATTACACGGTGGCGACGCCGATGTTCGGCTTCGAGGGCGAGGCAGGCGCCACGGCGCCTGCGCCTGCGCCGCCGGCGGCACCGAAGGCGGGAGGGTTCCGCAACGTTATCCCGTTTGGACGACAGCAGGGGCAGCAGCTGCAGACGATCCCGACCATCGGCATCGGCATGACGCAGATTCATCCGAGCCGCGTGCTCGAATACGCAGGCAATGAACTGCCAGATTGGCGGCTGGCCCCAATGGGAGGCGGCTGGGGCGACAGCGTTCTGCAGACCGTCGTCGATACGATGATGGGATTCACGAGCAGCCTGCAGTCGATTGCGGCAATCGTGAATGACGGCAAGTTGGACGTCGTTAAAATCCCGGAGATGGCGCTTAACCTGACCTCGCCCGGCTACAAAAACAAGCTGCTGGAGCGGTTCACCTTGTCGGCGCAGACCAAGAGCGTCATCAGCGCGCTGCTCCTCGACAAGGAGGAGGAATGGCAACGGGTACAGACGAACTACAGTGGCCTGCCGATGATCCTGCACGAATTCACAACCATCGTCGCCGCCGCGGCGGACATGCCGGTGAGCCGCCTGTTCGGCCAGGCCCAAGGGCGAGGGATGCAGGGCGGGAGCACCGCGGGCGGTCCGGACGATCTGCGGAATTACTACGACGCCTGCGTCGACATGCAGAAGAACGAGGTCGCGCCCAAACTCGGGATGCTCGATCAGGTGATGATGCGGTCTGCGTTCGGGCGGCCAGACCCCGACATCCATTATGAATGGAATGCGCTTTGGCAGATGGGCGAGGCGGAGAAGGCGGCGATCGCGTACCAGAAGGCGCAGGCCACGCAGATTTATTCGACGATCGGCCTCATCAACGAGGACGCGTTCCGTGAGGGCGTCGTCAATCAGCTGGTCGAAGACGCCACCTATCCTGGTCTGGATACTGCAATCGCCGAATACGGCGCCGAGCCCGAGGAGCCGGAGATGCCAGCGGCGCCAATTGGATTCGGCGGGGCGCCGGCGCCGGATGACAAGCAAGAGCCGCCCAGTCCTAATCCCGAGGAAATGGGGGCCACCGGTTAACCGAATGGAGCCCGTGATGAGCTATGATTCTGATTCTGATTTCGACATTCCAGTTCCCGCCAGCACGCCCATCAATGGGCCACCGCGCGGCCTGGGCCAGGTGGGTGCCGTCGGTTATCCAGGCTACACGTCGCGGCGGGCTGATGCGCCGCTGCAGGGCGTCGCCAGAGCCATGACGGCATTGACGTTCCACGACGCGATGAAGCTGGCGACCGAGATTGTCAGCCATGAGGGCTACAAGCCGCCGCAGACCGCCCACGAGATGGCAGCGATTTTGAATGCGTGGGCGATCGCCGAGCGCGACCGCGGTTGACAGGAGGCCAGCATGAGCCTGCACGAATCGACGTTTGAATATCTGAAACCTACGGATGCACAAATCGCCACGATGGCCGAACTGCGGACGGCGGCTAAGGTATACGCAGACGCGCTCGACCGGCTCCTGCCGGAAGGCCCGGACAAAACATTCATCCTGCGGGCGCACCGTGCCAACGCCATGTGGGTCAATGTCGCCCTCACCAGGCTTCCTGATGGCACCCCGCGGACCTGACGCCGAGCGCGACCGCGGTTGACGGCTGGCCCGAGGCACCCCAATGTATGCGGAACATTCCCTTTGCGGTCACCGACCACCCCCCCCCAGTCCCCGGTCGGCGGTCGCGGATGCACAGGCCGGGCGCCGTGATCCCACGGGCACGTCCGGCCTCCGTATACGGATGAAGGCCGAGGGCGATCGACGCTGGCAGACATTCGGCCGCACTCTCCGACAAGCACTGATCGAGCACGACCTCGTTGGCCTGCGTGGCATCGGGCGGCTCCCGCATGCCGACAAAGGGGAGGGGTTTGCCGCATGGCTGGAAGGCGAGCTCGCCCAGAAGGTTTTCGCCGGTGGGGTATGGCTGAGACCCCACGTTCGAAAGGCCGCCCAGCGAGCCCAGCAACGCGCCGATGGGCTCGTCCCCGGCGGCCGGGTCGACCCGGCGCGGATCGCCGCCATGGAGAGCCTCGCGACAAGCGAATTGCGCGGCATCGTGGCCGCGGCACAGCAGCAACTCGTTCGGCTGGCCACGCAGGCGATGATGGCGAGCCACTCGCCGACCAAAATGGCGAACGCCCTGGCCGGCGTGATCCGGGCGATGCGTCATCGCACCCGGGCGATGGCCGAGTATGTGATCGCCAGGACGCACGCGACGTCGACGCTGAGCGCATTCCGCAGCGCCGGCGTGACGCAAGTTGGGACCATTCCGGAGCGCGTGCGGCGGCGTCGGCTGGCCGATGCGATACCGATCGGCGATATGACCCAGAACGAGATCGAATCCCTGGTTGGCTATCCAGAGGCGCGGCGGATCAGGCAATGGCGCAGCGGCACCAGGCAGGCGACACCCGAGGAACTGGCGTCGTGGCGCAGTCTGGGAATAGTCGGCGCGATGGAAGGTGAGGCCGAGGAAGTTGCGGGCGCATCGGCTGTCCGGGTGCCGTTGCAAGCGCTGATCTCCCAGGCACAGAAGGGCTGGCGGGAGCGGTTCGCCACGCTGTCCAAGCGGCAGGGCCGCGAGAAGGCGTATCGCCAGATCGAGCACGAACTGCAGCAAGAGAGCGAACGATTGGTCCGGGCCGAGTCTGAGTTTGCCCAGGGGCTAAAGCGTGGCACCGCTGAATATGTGGCGCGACGGCAGGCCGAGGGCGAGGCGCTGCGGGCCGCGCAGCAGTACAAGCGCGAGGATCTCTACCGCCAGTATGCAGCGATGACGCGGCCGGCGGAGCGGATGCAGCCAGGCCCCACAGCGCAAGTCAGCCGGAAGGAGACGCCGTCCCAGGAGACAATCGCGCGGGTCGAGGCGGCAGAGAAGCGGCTCGAAAGCACGCTGGGCGGCAACCTGATCGAGGTCGTCACGCAGGAGGACGATGACGTTTGTGATGAATGCTTGGACATCGCGGCTGACGGGCCGTACACCCTCGACGAGGCCGAGGGCCTGATCCCCGCGCACTCGAACTGCCGCTGTTCGTTCTCGCCTGCCGGAAAGTATGCGAAGGACGCTTTCGCCTGCCGTGGAGTATGAGATGGACATCGGCGCTATCGCCAGGCTGGCAGAAGAGCGAAAGAACGGCGAAAACCTCCGGACCTGGCACGCTTGGCGCGACCTTCATCAGCCCTTCGAACTCAACTGGTGGCGCGAGCACTTGCCCCTTGGGCATCTCGATGACCCCGGGTTCACATCACAATGGAACGAAGTCAAGGAGTTCATTGATCCGCAGGGAGCCGTGCTCGACATCGGCTGCGGCCCGCGCCCCCCGTTCGCGCCTTGCGCCGTCATCGACCCGCTCGCGGACGAATACCAGCGGCTCGTTCCGCCGGAGTGGTGGTCGGGCGTCACAGCCTATGCGCAGCCGGCGGAGGAGTTCATTCCAAACCTGCGTGCCGATACCGTGATTTGCTGGAATGCGTTGGATCATTTGGTTGGTTGGCGCGACGTGTTGAACAACATGCTGGCCTACGGGAGTCCGGGAGCGCGCTTCGCTATCGCAACGGATTTTTACGAGCCTTTCCTCGGCCATCCCGGCTATCCGCGTGAGGAATTCGAGGCGGAGATCGCGAAGCGGTTCGAGATAATTGATCGAAGGGAACCATTCGGCCGCCAGCTCGCGCTTCTTATGCGCGCGGGCTCCTCGTCGGCTACGTGAAATAGCCGGGATGATCGTCGCTCATGTTTCACCGACTTTCTGCCCGATCGCCGCGCGCACATTCCGCACCGCTGCGGCGTGCCCCGCTTTCGCGTCGTCCCGTGATGAATACCGCCACATGTCGCCGTCGCGCGGGCCGCCGAACACCACCGTCTCGAATAGAATCGCTGGCCCTCGGCCGGAAAAATGATGATCTAGGCCGAGGAACACGGTCGAGACCAGGATCTCGCTGGTGATCTGCGTATAGCCGACGGTTCGATTGAGCATGTATGTCATCGCATCGACCGCGATAATCTGATTGTCGGCGCCCAGTATGTAATAACCGCTCATTGCATCGTCCTCGCCGGCTGACCGGGATCGAGCGCCACGATGTTGACGGCAAACTGCCCCGGCTCGTACTCCTCGATCCAGACTTTCCAATCTTCGAGACCGCCCGGCAGCCCGAACTCGGCTGCGAGCGCCATGATGGCAGGCACATTCGGGAGGGCGCCAGGTTTCCCATCGACCGAGATCGAGAGATGGCGAACGAGCCCCGCCGGCTGTTCCTCAAAACTGATCGACGCGCGATAGCCAACACCGATCAAGACGTGCTGCGATTCCGGGCGAACAAAGTCGGGCTTGCGGTCGGCGAGCACGAGCGTCGCCTTTTCCTGCGGCGTGCCCTTGGCGATCTCCATCAAGAGGTCGGCAGGCAGCGGCGTCTTGCGCGCTTCCGCGATCGCCCGCGCGATCTCGGCGCGCACCGCGTTCGTCATCAAAAGCGCCCTCATTTGCCCAGCTCCAAGGTGATATTCATCGGGCCTATCGCGGCGAGCCTCTCCTCGAGCGTATGCTCCCGTCCCAGCGAAACCCCAACGCCAACGCCTTCGTACCAGACACCGTCGGTGTTCACGTTTGGCGGCGCGATCACGAAACCTTCGCGCGCGTTGAGCCGGATCAGCGCCGGCATCGCCATGCCTTCGATATAGGCGCGCAGCTTCTTGTCGCGGTGCGCATCGGGGAATTTCGGATCGACCCAGACCTGCAGCACCGGCACCTTGGTCGGCTCGCTGCCGTCGTGCGGCACCAGGGTGACATAGTCGGGAACAATATCGACCACATAATGCGCGCGATCCGGCCTCAGACCGGTGTTATCGCCATTGAGCCAGCGGCAGGTCCAGAGTTTGCACGCCCTCGGCCGCCGCGGATAAATGTTGCAGCCGATGCCATGGCGTTGATGCTGGCAACGCACGCCCGCCGGCTTGTCGAATTCCTTCATCGGCAAAAGCTTGCAGCATAGGGTACAGTCGCCACATTCTCTCATCTGAGCACCCGCCGTGACGGAATGCCGCCTTGCCGCAGGCACCCGCATGAACGTGTATGGCCGGCCCGCAGATTTTCAGCAGCGACAATGACGCCGGTGGTCCCGCAAGAGCATTCGCACTCCCACGACGGTCGCTTGGGATAAGCGAAACGCACGACGCGCAGAGGGCCAAAAACTTGCCCGGTAAGATCGGCGGTTTTGCCGGTGTAGCGGTTCTCGTCGCCGAGGCAGCCGCATGATCTCGTAATCCCGGTTCGTAGCACCTGTGAACTTCGCGTGACGATCGTGCCGCATCGACATTCACATTCCCATGCCGCGTACCGCTGCCGCGCGGGGCCAGCAAAGCGCAGCACTTTGAGCTTGCCGAAAATCTGTCCGGTCAAATCACTACGATTGTGCACCGGCTTGCTCATGGCACATCCTCAAATGTCACGTTGTATGCGGTCAGCGGCCGGTTCGGCTGGCCGTCGGGGCGGAAGGGGCGGTCGCGGCTCTGCCGTTTCCAGTATGCCGCCGCCTCGACATCTGGGAAGCGCTTGGCCTTTGCCACGTCGCTGGTGAACTTCGCGTCCCCATGGCCGCGGTAGGCATCGACATCGCAGCTCTGGACATATTCGAGCAGCACGGGCTTGCGGCCGGCGGCAATGCCGGCGACCGTCTTTTCCATGTGGCCGAATTCGGCGCTGGCGCTATCCTCGCCCGGCGGCGCCCATAGGCGCAGAACTACTGGCATTTTCCTCTCCGGTGGATTGAGGCGGCGGCGCCCGCTCGCACTCGGGCATGGCGTCGTTGAGCAACCCCACGAGCCGAAAGATTTCAGACAGCAGCGCGCGCTCGTCGATCGGGTCGAGCAATGCCTCGGCGGCGTCGCGTTCCAGCACGACATAGCGGGCCGACGATCCGTTCGGACCGCGCCATGCGAGATCAGTTGAGATTTTTGCGAGCACTTCCGTCCGCGTCATGTTCGATCCTGCAAGCGCGCCCAGTCAAAACATCATGGTAGAGCCCGGCTGCGACCTCGGCTTCGGTCTCGGCGTAGAGCGCCATGCCAGGACCGAACGGCCAGCCGGAAAGCTCAACGGCGATCGAGCGCCGGTTGCTCGACGCCAACTCGATTGTGCCGTCGAAGGGACAGTCGTCGACGAATACCCGCACAGGGTCACCGCGCTTCATTCGATGTCATCCTCGTCCTTGGAGATCCCGCCCCACCAATCGACTTGACATCGATCGCAGAATTGCGCGGCGCTGCCGTCCGGCGTCCACATAATTAACGGCACATCGTCGATGCCGATCGCCGCATGGCAATAGGAACAGAGCGCGGACCGTGGGGAGTCAGGCCTCCCCCAGGTCACGCGACCCCAATCAAAGCCAAGCCGCGGCTGAATGCGTGTCATGTTGCTCCCTGAAAGGCCGGCGGACGCGCAAGGGGCACTATCGTCAACACAACTTGAGGACAACTTGCTCGCCGCCCCGGTGGGTTTGGGGCTTTTCCCGCTCTAAACCGATCCGGTGGCGAAATCAAGCGTAGCTTAACAGGCGCGCGTGTTGTAAAGTTCTCGCCATGAAAGGCACGCTCTACATCGTCCCGGCCGACGTAAACGCACCTGTTGAGCCGGGGTTACGACCTGGACTTTTGATGGGAGAGCGCAACGATGTTGAAAATGATGGCCAAAGGGCGCCGGGACGACGGCCGCCCTGTCACGCTGGTCTTCTTCGGGTTGTCGCACGCAAACCTAAAGCGGCTGAAGGCCGGCGCGCTGATCAAGTTCAACGGCGAGACCATGCACCTAGGCGGGGACATCGAATTCGTCATCTTCGCTGGCACCGATGAGCGCGAAATGGGGCGCGAAGTCGCGAAGTTTATCGGGCCGGAAACCGATGTGAACATCGATCCGCGGCTGAAGGATTGACGAGGGCCGGCCATGAGCGCCGCAGAGATTATGCTGGCATTGAACAAGTTTGACGACGCGCTGCGCAAAGCTGTCCGTAAAGACACCATGGCGGAAATGGCCGAGGAGTGGGCGCCGGCCAAGTTGAGGGCATGCGAAATCGCGTGGGCCGAAGCAAAAGCTGCGCGGGTCGAGCTGGAAGCCATGATCATGGCAGCGATCGAGGCAAAGCTATGAGCGCCTCCAACAAAGCCGTCAAGCTCGTGCAGCAGCTCGTCAACGAGATCGCGCCGATGCTGCACGGCCACGGCCCCGACGTTCAGTCCGCGGTGCTCGCCGATCTGTTCGCGATGTTCCTCGCCGGCCACCAAGGACCGCACCCCCAGGTCGACGAGGTGCGCGATCAGGTGATCGCCCGGTGGCTGCGCTGCGTGCGGGCGCTGATCCCCGTCAACGAGGCGATGATCCTCGCGCGGGTGCGCCGGGAGGCCGAGGGGGAGACCAAGCAGTGACCGTCGACGAACTGGAACACGCTATTCGCACCCTGCTGCTGGACTTCGAAGAAGAGTCCGGGCGGGAAATCGAGAGCGTCCGGGTCGATAGTCGGAACTTCGCCAATCTTCACGTCGAGGTTTTTCTAAAGAGCGAAGACGCCCCACGGAGGTTTTGATGACCCTCGCCTGGGTGCTCATGATCCTCGCCGCGGCCATGCTGGCGATCCCGCCGCGCTACGATCCCGCGGTGCTGCTGCTCGAATGGGTGCTGCGATGGCGCGAGCGCAAAAGATGGGACGGCTGACGCGGCTTGGCGTGGCCTATGCCAGCTTTGCGCTGGCGATGGCGGTGATCCTGCAGGTGTTGGGGGTCGAGGCCCGCTGCGGAATTCCGATCATCGTGCTGTTGCTGAGTGCGGTTCAATTGCTCTTCCGGGCGACGAAGGACTGACCGCGCCCTGGCTCATGCTGGCGCCTCCACCAAGTTCAACCGTCGTTCAATCCGCTCCAATCGGCGATCGAAATTGTCGACCCGGGCATTCAACGTCGCCATCTGCGTGACCAACAGTCCTATGACGCCCTCCAGGGCGGACACCCTGGTGGTGAGATTATCCAGCCGATCGAGCAGCACATCCTGCTTGCGATCGATCTCGCGCAAACGGCGCAGGATGAGATTATCGGGGCCGTCGTCGGTGTGCTCGGTCATCTGGCTTGCGCCTTCCATGATCTGGCGTTCCGCAGTGTCGCAGAGCGCCAATAGATTGACATCGCGTGTTCCACGTTCGCGGATCGCCTTGATGGCGCCGAGCACGTTGGCGTCGGTTTCAAGCCTCAGGACGGCGTGGAAACTTTCGTCGGTCATGGCCGTGGCCGCCTCATCCGAAAATCTTGACGAACGCCGCGCCCGCCGCGAACAGCGCCGCGCCGATCACCATGCCGATCAAGATCGGCACCCATGGCGGCGGGTCAGCCATGGCGCAAGGCGAGGCCAAGCAGAAGCAGAATGCCGGCGGTGTTCGTGCCGGTCATCCAGGTGAGCAAGGTCAGTCGGGATTCAATCGCCGCCAAACGATTTTCCTTGTCGGTCATGGTGCGGCGTCTTCGAGATTGCGAAGCCGATCGTCCATGCGAGCAAGCTGATTGCGATTGGCTCGCACTTCCAGCGTCAGCACCGTCATGGCTGCTTCGACGCGTTCAAACGATCGCTCGACGTATCCCATCCTCGCACCCAGGACGAGCATCTCGTCGCGCATGCCGGCCAGTTCGGCGAGCACGCGTTCGAGCTGCTTGGCGATGAAGGTCAGGTCAGGCTCGGCCATGAGCCGAATATGGCGGATCAAGACGAGCTTTACCAGTCTGGGCATGGTGAGCCTGATCGAGGCGCCCGAGGGGGCGAGTGGAACGTCTCGCGAACGGCCTGTGCCAGCGCGCCGGTCCGCTATGATACTTTTTATGATACCGGCAGACCGTTTTGTTCGCGTTTCATGCGTTTTTTGCGCCCGGGGGAGAACAACGGACTTGACCACTAAGCCATGATTTTATAAGACTTTTCACCGCGTGGAGACGTGGCCGAGTGGCTGAAGGCGGCGGTTTGCTAAACCGAAACCGCCAAGGCGGCCGATCCTCCGAAAACCCCTACAAATCGCGGACTTCTTGCCGGTCGCCCTGTGATACCGGGAAGGGCCTATGATACTATTTATGATACCGGCGGCGCCTTTTTTTTGTTGCGCGCCTCCCGTCGTCTCAGAAAATCGCTGACCTCCGGGGATATGTCTGGGTGCTTGGAACGCGGCGGCGTCACAAAAACGGGGGGGCTCCGCTGCGTGCGGCGGGCGACGAACTCGGCGAGAGCCGCCGCGGTGAACATCATGCGCCCCTTGATCCGTCCTCGCCCCACGTTGACATAGGCCAAGTCGCCATCAGCAACCAGAAGCCTCAACGTCTTGATCGAGACGCGAAGCTGCGCCGCGGCCTCGCGCGGCGTCATGAGATCCGAAGTCATCCGGCCTTCCTCCGCTGGACCTTGCGGATTTGCGCGGCTGCCTCGACCTCGCTCAGCTCGTGCAAATAGCGCTCGGTCACCTTGGTCGAGGTATGCCCGAGGCGCTTCGAGAGCACCCACAGATTGTCGATCCCCTGATGCAGGTAGTGGGTCGCGTGCAGGTGCCGCAGATCGTGGAAACAGAACGGGGCAAAGTCGACCCCCTCGGCAGCCGCCAGCTCGCCGGTTTCCTTCACGAGCCAAGCAAACCGGGCCGACAGGTTTCGATAAGGTTTGCCGTCGTGGTGCCAGAAAACATAGGGCGACCCGGCGAAGACCGGCAGCGACCGGATCAACTCATACCCGCCCATCGGCGCCAGCTCGATCGTGCGCCGCTTGTTGCGCTTGCCCAGCACGGTCAGGGTCGCCCGCTCGTGATCGATGTCGGCGCGCTTGGCCGTCACCAGCTCATTGAGACGGCAGCCGGTGACGATTGCGGCCCGCACGAGCTGCTTGAGCATACCGGGCACCCGCTCGATCACCCGCTCGACATCGGCTGGCCGCGGCAGATTGATCGGCTCGCGCTTCTCGACGATCGCCTTCATCCGGGGCAGCACCGGATTGGCGTCGATCCACTCGCGGGCGACGGCGCAGTTCATGACGCTCGACAGAGCGACGAGGTCGCGCTTCAGCGTCGCGTTGGTCGCCCCGCCGGCGCGGCGGGCGTCGACGACCTCGCGGATCAGCTTGGCGTCGACCGCCTTGACCGGCCGGTCGCCGATGATGGGCATGATCTGCCCGAGGCTCACTTTGTAGCGCTTGACGGTGTTTGGGCCGGCCGAGCGGTCGCCGGCGATGTAGGACGCTTCCCACACTTCGACGACCTGGGGGAACGTCTTTTCATCGTCGCCCCATACCCGGCCGGCGATCAGACTTTCGTGCCATGCTTTCCGGCGCCCGACCGCCACCGCCGGATTATCTGTTCCGAGTGCGATCCGTTCCAGCTTGCCCTTGATCCGCGTGCGCCCGTAGAGGACATCCCCGACCCAATAACAGCCCTTGGGTGCCTTTCGCTTCTTTGCCATGCCTCGCGCTCCTGATCCTTCACAAATGTTCGAAGCGCGGCGAGATTGAACGTCCACCGCCGGCCGATCTTGGCCGCGCTGGGAATGATCCCGCGGGCCGCCATGGCCTCGATGGTCCGGGCCTTGTCGATCCCGAGAATGCCCATGGCGTCGCTGATGGTGCCGCGTTCCCGCTTGCGCTCAATCATTTAGTTTAGCCTCTCGCAGGCGGATCATAAAGCCCAGCTTTACGAGTCATTCCGTCTCACGGTTTGGGTGGATCGGCGGCATTGTGACGGTCAAACCACACCCTTCGCCGGCCCCGCATCCCGCCTTCCTGTCCCGGACCTCCGACCCTGGCCCTCGTATCATTGGCCGGCAATTCGCGTCATAGCGGCTTGATCCTCCGCTTCATCGCCATCGCCCAATCGGCCGCCGTTGCATCGGGTGGAAGCTCGGCAGCCACAGCCGCAATGTGGGCGGCCATCATCTCCCTGCCATGGTGGATGGTGGAATGATCACGGCCGAAAGCCCGGCCAATGTGCAGCAAGCCTTTGCCGCTGATCCTGCAGCAAATTGCCATGGCGGCCTGGCGCTTCTTGGCGATGGCCATGCGTCGCGATTCCCCCAGCAGCTCGCGTTCCGAAACTTCAAACACCTTGGCGATCTGCCGGATGACTCCCCGCAATGTCCTGGAGAAAAACAGTCGGATGCGCTCGTCGTCTACATCAGCCGTCATGCGCCCCCTCCTTCGGCAGCAGCGGCATGGCGCGCTTGCGATCCTGATCGAGTGCGCGAACAGCCTCGGACCCCTCCTGCGCCGCAATCTCGAGCAGTGCCGGATAGCCGCTGTCAATCGACGCCACCACCTCCTCGCGGGTTGCCGCCCGGCCGTGTGCGAACCAAAGAACCTCTTCCGGTTCGCCCAGATCGAACAGCACGCCGGGCGCACCAGCATGCGGCTGGAACGTGGTGAAGCTCCGCGTCACCCACACACAGGCGACACCCGGATTGCGCTTGATGCCGAAGCCGGCGGCCGCTTTGCCGTCCGGCAAATCCTTCTCGTCCCTCCGCATCCGCGGCTGCGACATAAATGGACACGCCGTCGCGGAAAAGATCGCGCATTCGAGGTGCGACGGCGGTTCGGAAATCACCCGGTTGATCGCACACATCGGACCGATCACGAATGCGAGATGGCGGCCGAGAAAGCCGCCGCAAACCCAGCAGCGTTTCTGTCGCACGGCGATGCCGAGCTTGGGCGTATCGATCACACGGAAATCCGGCTCGCCCCGGCCAGGATCGCAAGGTTTGCCGTCTTTTAACCACGCCACAAACCAAGGAACTGGGAATCCTTGATGGTTGAGCGGCAGATGTTTCATCCGCTCCGGCAGCGGCGGCAGGCTCTGACGCAATGCGTGGGTGTTCATGGGGATTTACTCTCCGCGGATCAACTTGTTGATGGCCTCGCGCCCGTCGGCGCTGGCCGCCCACGCCTCGCTCTCCTCGACCGAGGCATCGAATTCGCCGTTATGGTGCCGCTTGCGCAACGCCATCGCCTCGGGAGTGCCGGCGGCGAACAGGTCACGGTCGAGCTGCACCTCGGGCAGCGCGAGGGGACTTTCGAAATCATGATAAAACCCGTTGGCGGCTAGCTCGGCCATCTCGTGAAGGCCGGCGGCGCGAAGCTCTTGGGCCAGGAATAATTTAGTGTGCATGGGGCGCCCCCTCATCCAGCTCATGCAAGCGCTCAATCAATCGCTCGGCATCAATGACGATCTGGGCAAATATCTCGCCGGCCTCATCGAGCAAGAGGACATGCGCGGCAGCGCAACCCGGGTCGGTGCACCGGGCGATCCTGATGCTGTGAGCGTGCGGAATTTCTGGCGGCACCTGCATGGTTTCATCCATCACGGTCCTCCCATCGGTGAATACTCTGAAGCGGGAATGTCCGGTCCTCGTTGCTGTCGAGATCACGCGCGAGCAGCATCCAGCACGGCTGTGCGTGATATTCGTTCGACGTGAACGCCAGCCCCGTCGGCCGGATGCGCCGATTGCGGCGCTCGCCGCGCCAGTTCGTGTAATCAATGACGGCGGTTTTCATGGCCCTTTCCTCGGCGGCGATGCATTCTCTTGAGCGTCGCAATCTGCAGAACCGCAAGCGTGGCGACCATGGCGACCCCGGTGACCAGCAACCCGATGAACTCGAAGAACGTTTTGACCGTCGTCAATTTGATGCCCTCGGCCTGGTATTTGAAGCCGAGCGCCGTGGTCGAAATGCTCATGACGTGGCCTCCTTCGGCTTGAGCCATTTGGCTGTCTGCGCCGTGATCGGGTGACTTGGCCGACGATGCCTGATCGCTTCATCGCGCGGCAGCCGTTGCACGGCACAGGAATGGTGGCGGTGTCGCTGCTCATGGTGTCTTGTCCGGTAGCGGCACCGGCGGCTTGGTCCGATAGCGCAAGAAACAGCCGCACGTCTTTCGCTGGCCGCGGCGCACGTCGACTGCGTGGGCGACGATCGTGTTCCCGCACTCGCATCGAAACGTGTATCGCGCGCCCCTTTTATCGCCGAAGGTCCGCGCCTGCGCGTGCAGCCGCCCGAAGCGAGCACCGAACGGGATTGCCACGTGCGGCTTGCCCATCAATCTGCCCCCGTTTCCACCCCAGAAAACCCGCGCAATGGGTCATCCAAGACCTTCTGACGTTGCACGGCGTCATTGCTTTCATGTTCGCCACCCAAATAGTTTTCGACGACGAGTTCGATCCGCCGCGCCGTGCAGGGATCGACGAAGGTCAATGACCGCGCAATTCTCATCAGCTCGATCCTGGCGCGCGCGATGTCGGTCATGGCTCTCCAGCCGTCAGCAATTGTCTGTCTGTCTTAAACACCGCCCCGACCAATTGCTTGCCAGCCTTCCTGGCGATCGCGGCGAAGATAATTCCGTATCTGCTGACCTCTGTGCCAGTGCAGTCGGCGAGCCGCTTGCCGTTAGGCATGACGAAATTGAGCGTTAGAACCTTCTGCACGATCCTTTCCTTAAGCGCATTCACTTGAGCCTGCCGCTCCTCGCGGCTTCTCACGATTGGTTTTCGCCGCTGCGGCGCTTGCCTGTCTTTTTGAAGTGTTTCCCATAAATTCGTGAAACAGTGGAGCAGTGCAGCATCCACATCTTCAGGGTCGTCGATGATCTCCGCCCGCCACTTGTGGAACATTCTTTCCTTGTCGGCGGTCGGATCGCCTTCGATCAGGTTGATCAACAGTTGCAGCAGGCTTCGCTTGCCGAACCGGCGAGTGGCTGATGCGCCCTTGCGTGATGACGTGTGTAACATTGTGTCTTTCCTCCCTTTAGAGTGGCTGTGGCTCAGCCGACCAACACGAATCAAACAGGTGTATTAATGCGGCTTCTTCGAGTTTAGGATCATCGGCGATCTTTGCTCGCCACTTGTGGTAAATCGTATCCTGATCCGCGGTGGGCTCCTCTTCGATCAAATTGGTCAATAGCTGCAGCGGGCTTCGTTCGCCTAACATTGTCGTCCTCCCTGAGTTTAATTCCCAACTGCTTCAGCGCGGCCGCGGCAAAGCTGCCGCGATGGCCGCGCCCCACTGCCGACATTTCAATTCCTAATTGTCTCAGCGCGGTAACGGCAATATTATTCACCAGATGATATCGCCGATTGTATGCGACGAGGATGTCATGATTCTTTCTGCGGTACGCCGACCGAGCCGCCTTGATTTTATCCGCGTTCTTTTGTCTGTGCACTCGCCGGCGTTCTCTAATCTTTTCCGCATTTTCTTTAAAATACAGACGATTGGCAGCAATAATCTTTACGCGGTTCTTTTCATAATACAATTGCCTGTATGCCCTGCGCTGGTCCGCACTCTTTTGCCTCTGGAGCCGCCGGCGTTCTCTAATCTTTTCCGCATTCTTTTGGACGTACAATCTGCGGCGCGCCTTATTCTTATCCAAATTCTTTAGCCACCATTCACGGTAGCGCGCTTTTCGCCTATCAGCATTCTTCTTCCGGTAGGCTTTCAAACTATCGCGATTCTGTTCTCGATACAGCCGGTCGCGTGTTTTAATCTTATCCGCGTTTTTTTGCCGATATAATTTACCTCGAACACTAAGTGTCTCGCGATTTTTTTGGTACCAGCGCCGGTGGTACGCTGCCAATTTGGCCAGGTTCTTTTGCCGGTATAATCTACCCCATGTTCTAACCTTATCTGCGTTCATCTTCTCATACAGCCGGCAGCCAGCAAGAGTGCATTCTACGCATCTTGTAGTGCTGGCATAGCGTTTTAAGTGCCCGCGCTTGCATGGCTTGCCAGTGAAGTAGTATTTAGCCCCCGCCTGGATGGCTTCCTCACGAGTGATAATGCGACGAGCTTTCTCACGAGTGATAATGCGACGGGCCAAGTGTCATTCCCCCACATCGAGATCAGACAGGCGCGCGCCACCGGTTCCCGGCCGGTATGCGCGCGCCTCGGTGGTGTCGGCCGCGGGCGTCTTCGCCGGGCTCGCCGAGCCTGCGGCCTGCGCCGATGCAGGCGGCTGAAGGTCCACAGCGGAATTCTGTGCGGGGGCGGGCGCCCCGTCTGCGTCCCCCGCGCCCGCCCCTTCGTCGCCGTCCTGGCGGTGTTCCCGAGATGCCAGGACGGTTTCTCGGACTGGCCCCGCCAAGGCGTCGAGGCGGCCGGCGAGCGTCCGCGGCTTTTCGCCTGGCGCGATGCCGCCATCGCCGGCACCGGTCTTAAGATCATAGAGGTCGTCATCGCGCTGCAGGAGAGTGTCGATATCTACCGAAGTTGGTAGGACTTTGGAATGCCGGCGAGCCACGGTCTTCCGACACATCTCTTCATAGTCGGTAAACCACGGCCCGCCCTTCTTAGCGCGTGAGCGCGCGCGCACCTTTTCGATGGCGGTCACCGACATGACCTCACGAGATTTTTCGCCGGACTTGAGCACCGCGACCGAATATGCCGCCCTCACCGGCCCCGGGTCTTCGTCGAGGCAAGGCCGGTGCCGGATAAACGGTTCGTCGCCAAGCTCGAATTCGAATGCGTCCTTGGCGTGAACGACCTGCGCATCCCACGTCGCGATCTCGCCAGAGTTGCGCGCCTTCTTGCGGAGTCCAGCAATCATCGGGAGATATTGAGCTTGGTCACCATAAACAACGATGGCGGCCTCACGATTGTCGGCGACCAACCCATCCTGGGCGCACTTCATCGCGGAGTTCCAGAGCGACCGACGGTCACATTTGTAGAGCAGGTCTGGATTGTTCTGGACGGCGGTTTGTAAAACGCGCGCAAAACGCGCAACGGTGATATGCGGCGGCAGTGCCGCGGCGAACTGCGGTTCCATGTTTTGCAATTCGTGTCGAAAGACGGCGACCTGATTTGGCATCTCGTTCATAGCTGTTTGCTCCGTTTTCACGGTAAAAACCGTGCCCTACCTTGCCCTGCCACGCCGTGCCTTGCCCCGCCCAACTGAAACTGAACCGGCCATACGGCCCCATGCCTCGCCAAGCCTTGCCCGGCCCCGCCTTGCCATGCCTCGCCTCGCCGCGCCAAGTCCTGCCTTGCCAGGTCTCAAACTGCTTCCTCGCGCTCGCTGATCTTTCGTTCTTCGGCTTCGCCGAGAATAAACGCGACATCCACGACATCGCCATCCCGCAAATCATCCCAATGCTCTGCGATGAAATTATGCGCCACCGGCTTGGTTCTGTTGTCACCTTGCCAGTCATAGGGATCGTAAGAAACGCCGCGGCACTGCGCGTCGATCATGATGATGCAGCGCTCCGTCGCGTCCCCGCGATACCCATCGCGCCGCAGGAGATAGCGCTGCTCCGCATTCGTCGGAACCGGGCGGATGCAGATCACGGGGAGAAACGTATTATGATCCCTAACCTCGATGCATTTCACTTCCATGATGCGGTCCTCCATGATCTTCGAGCTTTATTCGCAGATCTCGATATGCGGTTGCAGCGACGGTATAAGCTTTGCGGTGAACGGTGTTCGCCGTGATGCGGCCGCCCTGAAAGGTCGCGCCCGAGGCCGTTCCGAGCTTCATCAGGATTTCGCTCTTGATGGCCTCGCGGCGTTCTTTTCGTTCCTTGATCTCGTCAGCCAAAGCGCGATCCTGGACGGCGAGTTCCGGCAGCATATTATCGGAAGACAGGTCGATAATGTGCCCGTCGCTTTCTGGGAATAGTTTTGCAATCAGTTTGCTGTCCCGAGCGTAGTCCGCCGGCGGTGGGTCCTTCCGCTCGATGCGGTCCCAAAATTCGCGCACCTCGGCCTTGATCCGATCGATGACGCCTGCGTGAATGGGAATTTCGACGATGTGAAGTTCGACGCCGAAACCAATCACAAGCGCGGCGACCGCGGCCCAGCTCGCGCTGGTCAGATATGCCTCGGTGATTGCCTGAATCACCGGATAGAGCGGCGGCGAGATCGCGCGGTCTTCGTCGCGCCAGAGGCGCCTGAAAAAGGTCTCCTCGACCGATTTGAATTGGACAACACCCAACTTGCCGTTTTCGTCTGTTGCAAAACAATCCGGCGTCGCCCCGAGCCTCGCCTCCGTATCGCGGAAATAAAGCCCAACCGGATACTGTATTTTCCAATTCGGCCGAAGCTCGCTTAGCAGTTGCGCGGCAACTGGTTCGAGTAACCGCCCGCGTTTCATCGGCGCGGTCTCCTCCGGGTCCTCGGCGATCAAATCAGACTTCAAAAGATGGAGGCCGAGACGCGACATAAACGGGTGTGCGTCGAGCAGCGCGGCGACCGCGCTGGCCGTCACCTGGCCCTTGCGCAATTCGGACCACAGATCGTGGCGCCCGGTGATGTCAAACGTTTCGATCATGCGCGCTCCTCTGGCCGCAGGATGTACCGCGACCGCTTCATGCCGAGCGCTGGGTCGCCGCGCCAATGGCAATTCACATACTCGAGCTGGCCGAGGCGCACGCGCAAAAACGTGCGGACGAAATGTAGGCAGCGCTCGCCGGTCAGGTGCGCCTCTTGCGAGGGTTCGCCAGTCTTGTCGTCGGGCGGCATCACCTTGAGGATGATCTCGGTCCACGCGCGCAATGGAAACTTGCCTGCGAGCCCTCGCGATTTTAACCGTTCGCGTTCGGCTCTCTCATGCGGCATGTGCTGCCGTCGACCAATGATGCGAGGCGAATTGATGAAGGCGAGCGCGGCGTAGACCAAGAACTGCAGCTCGGACGCTTCGCCCTTGCGTTTTCCGTTGTCAGCGTTGCAGGTGAGAGTATGTGGTTTTTCTTCGGATTTCACCATTCCGATGTCCCCGAGTCGCCAGAAAGTCCATGGCTGATGTGGTCTGCGTGCGATTATCGCAAAATGTGCAGTTCCGAGTGGATCATCACCGCTATCGAGGCAATAAGCTTGCCGATCTACGCCAAAATCAAATTCGATCCACGTTTTGACTGCAGGCAGGAATGCGAGCCGACTATTCCACCTGTGAGAATTCTCGTAATACGCACGCATCTTTTCGCCGCTTTCTTCGCAAAGCGACGCGATTGCGGATAGCTCAAAAAATTGACTTTCGTTCGCCGCCTTCCATAGTTCGGCTCGGCAGGCCTTATCGTTCAGCGGTTCACGGCCAGACCAATCCCGATAATCTCGCACGTGAAGGGCGCACGGCGTCGTGAGATCGCGCATCAACTCGAAGGCGAGTGGCGTCACGCGCAATCCCCCAGCATTGCGAGGGTGAGCAGATCGGCGAGCGCGTCGTCGCCGCTCTCGCGACGGACCAACGCGCAGATCGCGATCAGCAGGGATGAAGCTACAAGGTCGAAAGCGCCGGCCCGTCGGGCGTCGTGCAGCGCGGCGGTGGCTAATTGCACTGCGTCATGCCGCACCCGGTCGCGCTCGGCGTCACCCATGCTTCTCGTCCTCCCTGCTTGAGCTTGACGCAAGCAGTTAAGGACACCTTAACGATGGCTGTCAAGCTACGCGCACGCGGGGGAAAGCAAGACGGCGGCACGTGGCCGCCGAATGTCGCCTTTGCCGACAGAGAGTTAGAATGCGTCAGATTTTTTTTCAGGTCACCACGATCGCCACCACGCAACGCCCAATGATGCGCACGTCGTCGCGCGGGATCTCGATCACGTCCTTGTCGGGATCGCGGTCGGAACGCAAGATCACCTTGTCGCCGGCGAGGAAGATGCGGCGCAGGATCACGCTCGTTCCATTGTCGATGGCATAAATTTTGCCGTCGACCGGCATCACGTCGCCGCGGTCGATGATGACGTGGTCGTGCAATTTTATTACCGGCTCCATGCTGTCGCTGAGCACGCGCAGCACGACGAGATACGGGGGCGATGTGCGCAACGTCTCATGGACGAAGCCGGCCGGAAGTTTCCACCAATCATGGACTCTGCCATCCAACAATAACGGCCCCGAGCCGATGCCCATAGCTTGCTCGGGGACCATGTCAGGGAACGGGGGCACTGGCGGCGGCATCGGCTTTGGCGCTGTGGCCGCGGCGGGCTCTTCGGTCGCCCGGCCGGCTACTGGCACGATGGGGCGCAGATTGGGCGGCGGCCCGCGCCCGGTGCGCAGCCATTCGAGGGAAACGCTGAGCCGCGCCGCGGCTTTCTCCAGGTTGGCGATGTTTGGCGAATATTTGTCGGCTTCCCATTGGGATACGGCCTGCCGCGAGACCTCGCAGGCGGCCGCGACATCCCCCGGGGTCAGGCCGCGAGCCTCGCGCACTAGGCGCAAACGATGCCCGATCGTCGTCGTCATCTCAGCCGTCGTCGGTTCAAGCATGCCCAATTGGCTCCCGTCCTGATTTCTAAAGCGAATGTCGTCTTGCGTGTAAAGCACGGCTTCACTCCACGGTTAACAAGACGCTTGACGCTTGACGGACGCCGGCAAGCGGCGCTTAACTGTCAAGTTCCCAATTTCCCGATCGGAGGGGTAAGTCGTGGACGCCCAGACCAAAGCAGCGGGCATCGACGAGACGGTGCGCCTGATCCGCGCGACGCCGGCCATCGTCAACGAGATCATGGCGGTGTGCGGCGTCACGCGACAAGCGATTTGGCAATGGCGCCAAGTGCCGCGCGACCGTGTGCTTGCCGTTGCGAAAGTCATGGGCATCAAGCCTTACGTCATCCGACCGGATTTCTACCCGCCGCCGACACCGAAGCGCCGGCCGGTTCCGTCGAGTTCCTAATATCGCGCCGCCTGATTTGTCAAGCCGGGCTTAATCCCGGGGCGGAGGAAATGCGCAAGCAACAGCGGCAAAATCGCGCGGCAGCCGCCCCGGCGTCGCGCCACGGGAGTACGCCATGCAAGAGCACACGAACGGCCCGGACCACGACGTCAATCTGACCAACGGCCTCGACCACGACGCCGCGACCAGCTTCGTGGACCGGATCGAGAGCCTAAATGCCGATCTCGACAAGGAAAAATCTGACTACATGCTGCGATGCAAGCCGATCCACGAGGCGATCCGGCAGGTGCTCGACGAGGCCACGGAGGCTGGGATCAGGAAAAAGGCGCTCAAGGTCAAGGTCAAGACGCGCCAGCACCTGCGCAAGGCGGCCCAGCTCGAAAGCGAGCTCGAAGACGACGATCGCGCCAACTACGAGCTGCTCGACGACGCCATCCCCGGGCTGGACGACCTACCGCTCGGCATCGTGGCGCTCGAGCGCGACCGCGCCATGGGGCGGACCCGGCGCGCGGACGGCGGGGGCGTCCAGGGCGGGCCACTGCAAGGGCTCGGGTGATGGGGGCGAACCATGCCCGCACAAAGAAAGACCATGCAACAGCTTCTTGATGAGGTTGGGCATTGGGAATGCTCTGCATGCGGCGGCATGCAAAGCTATTCCAGGGCTGATTGCCACAATTGTCATGAAGGCGAGCGCCCCAAGATGGACGCGACAACAAAGCGGAAAGTCAATCGCATCTGGTCTCTCTGGGTTCAAATAAATTATGGCGTCTACCCTCGCAGGAGTGATCCATGCTGAAAAAAACCACCTCAAACAACGCGAATGCATTGACGTTGCCGTTTCGGGAATTTCTATCACCGACCGCTTTTGAATTGCCCGAAAAACTTCCGGAAGGGGACCGCGCCATGGGGCGGACCCGGCGCGCGGACGGCGGGGGCGTCCAGAGTGGCCCACTGCAGGGGCTCGGGTAAGGGGGTGCGCCATTATGGACATGCTTGCGGTCGTTGAAATTGCGGTGGCCGACATTGTTTTCCGCGAGGACCTCTATCCGCGCATTGAAACCAGCGCCGTCACCGTTCAGAAATATGCCGAGGACCTCGACGTGCTGCCGCCGATCGAGGTCAATCAGCGTAATGAGCTGATCGACGGTTGGCATCGCTGGACCGCACATCGAAAGATGGAAGCGGCGACCATCAAGGCAAAGATCACGCCAACCGAGAGCGACGCCGAGCTTCTGGAGTTGGCGATCGACCGCAATGCGGCGCACGGCTTGCAGTTATCGCAGGACGACAAGCGCAACATGGCGCGCAAGATTTACGGCATGACGCCGGAGAAGGAGCGCGAAGGCAAGAAGGCGCACCTCGCACACATCTTGTCGGTTTCCGAGCGCACCGTGCGCGATTGGCTGTCACGCATGGATAAGGACGCCAAGGAGGCGCGAAACAAGCGCATCTTCGAAGCGTGGCTGGCGTGCCGGACAGTGGAAGAGATCGCCGAGAATGAGAACGTTGCAAAGGCTGTCGTTAGTGGACTTTGTTCGGAAATGGCAGATTTGCCAAATCTGAACAAATCTAATCTTGCGAATGCTGAGCACGCCACCGACTTCGAGCCGCCCATCTACAACGTTTGGAAACAGCAGGAGAAAACCAAGGGATCGACGCATTTCGGCAACAGCGAGGTGCGCTGGCTCGACAACCTGCTTTACCTCTACACCAACCCGCTTGATGTGGTGGTGGACCCGTTCGCCGGAGGCGGGTCGACTATCGATCTGTGCCGAAAGCGCTTTCGTCGCTATTGGGTTTCCGATCGCAAGCCGATCGTCGAGCGCGAGAAGGAAATCCGCCAGCACGATCTCACCGATGGCCTGCCGAAGCCGCCGCAATGGAAAGACGTCAAGCTCGTCTACCTCGACCCGCCGTATTGGTGGCAGGCAAAAGGCAAGTACAGCGAGGACTCTACCGACCTCGCCAACATGCCGCTCGAGCAGTTCAATGAAACGCTCGCAGGAATCATTTCCGGGTTTGGCAAAAAACTCTCGGATGGCGCGCACATCGCGCTGATCATCCAGCCCACGCAGTGGAATGCGCCAGAGCGGCAGTTCACCGATCACGTCGGCGACATGCTTCGCAGGATCAAGCTGCCGGTCGCAATGCGCTATTCGGTCCCTTACGAAAGCCAGCAGTGCAACCCGCAAATGGTCGAATGGGCGAAAGCCAACAGGGAATGCCTCGTGCTGTCGCGAGAAATCATCGTGTGGCGAGTGGAGTGAGCGGAATGACCTCGCCGCGCCGCGATGGCGAGCACGCGTCGCCATTTTGCGCCTGGATCAGGAACCATCCCGATCTGGACTCGAATGAAATCTGTTTCAGCGTGCAAGACAATGATCTTTGGATGCACCGGTTTTCGGAGCGCAAAGAGAGCAAACGAGTCACCATTGCGTCGGTATACGAGCATCTGCAGCTCGTCGAGGTGAAGACGTTCAGCGCCGAGATGCCCTTCGCACAGCGCGATACTTTCGATGTCATAGACAAGATAATTCGGAAGGCCTCGATGAGAAACGGACGGCGCCGGCCAATATCGGTTGAGGACAGCCGAAGACCAGGATGCCGGCGATCAGTGCGGTGGCTTGGCGTGCATGTGTTGCAGATGTCGAACAACCGTCCTGATAATTCGGAGCGCATGTTATGGGACGGGAAATATGAAGTAAGCGAAAAAACTCTGGTGGAACTCCTGCGGTTTGACCGAGATCCAGACCATCCGACTCGGTTTCTCGATACCCGCCGCCACCACTTGCCGCCTGTCGCTGTCCGCCATCCGGATTTGTTTGTGATGAGATGAAGGCGATCATGCGCCGCGTCATCGTCGAGAGTCCGCGCCGCGCCCCCGTCCGCTGGGTCCGCTATGTGCGCCATGAGCGTGTCGACGCCTTCCTGCGCTGCGGCTGGATGGCGGCGTTCGATATCGGAGGCTCGCACCGCGAATGGTCGGTCGGCATGGCCTGGCTCTGCGAATGCCCGATGCGGGAGCCGGGCGACGGAGATGGGGAAGGGCGCCCCCATTCTACTGGCCAAAGTAGACGCGAGGGTTCGAGTCCCCACGTCGCCCATCAAAAGCGAGAGCCGCCCGACGAGCTGCAGCGCGAATGCCAGGCCGATCACGACGACGAAATGCTTGGAGGATTCTGGTGATGCGCCGCGTCATCGTCGAGAGTCCGTACCGCGCCCCGACCTATTTCGCCGAGCGCGCCAACGTCACGTACGCGCGGCGGGCGGTGCGCGATTGCGTCATGCGCGGCGAAGCGCCGATCGCGTCGCACCTGCTGTTCACACAGCCCGACATTCTGCGCGATGCGGTCACCGCCGAGCGCCAGGTTGGCATCGAAGCCGGCCATGCCTGGATCGAGGTCGCCGACGCCATCGCCGTCTACACCGACCGCGGTATCAGCGAAGGCATGCAGATCGCGATCGATGCGGCCAAGGCCGCCGGCATCCCGATCGAATATCGCACGCTGCCGGCAATCGGGGGATCCGGATGATCCGCCTCGGGCAGCGCGACCTGTTCACCAAGCGCGTGCGCAAGGCGCCGCCGGCGCGAGAGATCGCCCTGCACTGCATGGTCGCCGACATTCTGACCAAGTGGGGCGTGCCCGGCTGGCGCTGGACCCATCTGCCGTTCGGCGAATACCGGCCGCCGGCGACTGCGGCACGCCTGAAGCGGATGGGCGTGCAGAGGGGATGGTCAGATTTCATCCTGATGAGCCCGGCCGGCATGGCGCATTTCCTCGAGCTCAAGCGCAAGGGCGAGACCCTGTCCGACGTCCAGAACGATTTCGGCGAATGGTGCCGGGAACACAACGTGCCGTTCCAATGGACCGATCGGTTTGATGCCGCGGTCGACATTCTCAAAGGCTGGGGCGCGGTGAAAACGGAAGTCAGGCCGCAATGAGCATGCGCGTCATCACCGGCGACTGCCGCGAGATTCTAATAGCAGATCAGCCGTGGCCGGCCGGCAAGTATCGCGCAATCATGGTCGATCCGCCTTGGCACTTCAGAGCGCGAACCGCGCTGCAGATGAGCAACTGGACGTCCCGCCGCGACGCCGAGAAACATTACGCTGTGATGGGCGTCGACGATATCGCCGCGCTCCCGGTCAGGGGGCTGGCCGACCCGGCCGGCTGCCATCTGTTCCTGTGGGTCACGGGACCGTGTCTTCCGTTTGCATTCGATGTGATGAAATCGTGGGGATTCAAATATTCATCCGTCGCATTCACCTGGATCAAGCTCAAGCGCAGCCATAATCCCAATCAGTTGCGCATACTGCCGACTGCGGAAGGCGACCTTCATCTCGGGCTCGGACTGACCACCAGGAAGAACGCTGAATTCTGCCTCCTCGGCCGCCGTGGAAATTGCAAGCGCGCATCAAAGAGGGTGCGCGAGGTCATCCTGTCCCCGGTGCGCGAGCATTCCCGGAAACCGGACGAAGCCTACCGCCGTGTCATGGAGTATTGCGCCGGTCCCTACGTCGAGCTGTTCGCGCGGTCAATGCGCGCCGGCTGGACTTCATGGGGATTGGAAACAGGAAAATTCCATGCAGTGGCTTAAAAAATGTATGAAATGCAAAGTTGAAAAACCGGCGACGCTTCAAGAGTTCGCGCCGCACAAACAATGTCGCGACCAGATTGGGTCTTACTGCCGTCCATGCCGACGCATAATTAGCAAGGCATCAAAAGACAGGCATCGCACGCGAATTAACGTCGAGAGACGTGCAATCTATGCCGTCGAGAACGGGGCAGCGCACAAACAACGAGAACGCCGTCGCGCTGAATTGTTTCCGTTTCGTGTGACCGCTGAACATCTACGGAAGGGAATTTGGGAAAGAGCGCGTTCTCGCGGGCTCCCGATCGCGCCGGAACTGGGAACCAAGACATATATAATCGCATGGCTCCAACGTCAGCCGAACTGCGAATGTTGCGGAATCGGATTCGATCTCGGGCCTAAAAATGGTGTCAAGAAAGACGCATCTCCGAGTTTTGATCAACGTATTCCAGGCGCCGGGTATGAGTTGGCGAATGTCGCACTGATTTGTTGGCGGTGCAACAATATCAAGCGAAATTACTCGGCTGAAGACTTGCGAATAGTAGCGGCGTGGATGGACAGGATGAACCATGGCATGACGCAGGCCGATATCCAGACGGTGTGGGGCGACGAGATCGGGAAGTTCGGCGGAGCGCCGCTACTCGCGAGGTGCGCACCATGACGCCACGCATCGATGGCTGGCAGCGCGGCCCGACCGTGTTCACACACGAGGCCATGGCGATCATGCGCCGCATGGCGGCCGCCGGCAGGACAGCCAGCGAGATCGCCAAGGCGATCGGCGCCAAGCCGAGCAGCGTCTCGGTCATGTGCAACCGGTATCAGATCAAGCTCGGGATGACGCGCCACGTCGGCGCCAGCGTGAGCCTGCAGACGCGGCAAGCGCTGATCCAAGAGGCCAAGCGGCGCGGCCATAGAGGCGTCGGCCCATTGATCAGACGCATCCTCGCGACCGTCGCAAAGGACAAGCTTTTCGACGCCGTGCTCGGCGAACCGGGCGAGCGCAGGGCGCGCAATTGAAGACGAAGACCGAAAGGCGCAGACGGTGCGGGACGATGACAGAGAGGACGTTACCCGACCGCTGGCCGTGACAAAGGCCATGACCGCCGCCTACCTCGCAATGAGCCAGGCGGACGGTGAACTCAACAAGCTGATGGCCCTGCGCAACGGCGTCGCAAAGATCGCGCCTTTCGGCGATAGCGCCGCCATCGATCATCTCTCCGATCTGGCAATCGATGTTCATGAAATCAGCGCCGATGCAGTGCAAGCGGCAATAGCCGACGGCATCCGCGCAAGCGAGACGAAAGGTAATGGAAACGGCCAGGCGCATGAGGCCAAGGCACCGACGCCGCCCCCCTTCACATATGTCAACATCGCCATCGATCCCATCCCGGTGCGGGCGTGGGAGGTGCTCGATCGCATCCCAGCCGCCGCCGTGACGCTGTTCTCAGGACATGGCGCGATCGGCAAATCGCTGCTGATCCTGCAGCTATGCGCCGCAACAGTGCTCGGAAAAGACTGGGTCACCATGCTGCCAGAGTGCGGCCCGGCGCTCTACTTCTCAGCCGAGGAGGACGACGCCGAAATCTGCCGACGCCTGGAAAAGATCGCGGAGCACTACGACACGACCCGCGCCGAGCTGCGCGACGCCGGCCTGTGGGTGATCTCGCGCGCCGGCGCCGACGCCATCCTCGCCGCACCAGATCGTAGCGGAATCGTCAAGCCAACAGCGATGTTCGAGCAACTGCGCACCGACGCGCTCAACCTGCGCCCCAAGTTGATCGTCATCGACACCGCAGCCGACGTCTTCGCCGGAAACGAAATCGACCGCTCGCAAACACGGCAATTCATAACGCTGCTGCGCGGACTCGCAATGGCCACCAGCGCCGCGCTGATCCTGCTGTCACACCCATCGCTATCCGGGCTCAAGAGCGCAAGCGGACTGAGCGGCTCGACCGCCTGGCACAACAGCGTACGCGCCCGAATGTATCTCGCAGCCGTGACCAGCAAAGACGAAGACGATGACGACGAGGTGGCCGGCGCCGAACTGCGCAAGCTCCAGTTCGTGAAAAATAACTATGGCCCGGCGGGCAACGCCGTCGTGCTGCGATGGAGCGACGGAATCTTCGCGCCCGAGCCCGTCGCCGGATCGATCGACGCCGTCGCCGCCGCAGCCAAGGCCGATGATGTCTTCATGACGTTGTTGCGCCGATTCACGATCGAGGGGCGAACCGTCAGTCACAACGGCAGCAACAAACACGCGCCGAGCCTGTTCGCAAAAGAGGACGCAGCCAAAAACGCCGGGATCAAAAAGCGGGCGCTCAACGACGCCATGACGCGCCTCTTCAACAGCGGCCACCTCAAAGTCCACACCGAAGGCTCAAAATCACACAAAAGATCGTTTTTGGTTGAGGTGGAGAAATGATGCAACCGGCGAACTCACTGCGAACTGCCCGCGAACGGCCCGCGAACTACTGCGAACTCCCGTGGGTGACACTCCCCCTACTACCCCCACATAGTTCGCGGGAGTTCGCACCCCCCGCGGGGAAAGGGGGGGCGATCCCGCAAACTACCCCGGAGGGGTTTTGCGCGGAAGTCACCAGTTAGTAAAATTGCGACGGAGATTGACCACCCATGAGCCTAAATCCCAGCAGGTTCAAACCAGGAGACCCGCGAGCCCAGGCGGCACCCGCCAAGTTCCAAACCGGCGATAGGCGAGGCGGCCGCAAAAAAGGCCAGCGCAACCGGGTGACGCGGGAAGTCCAGGAAATGCTGGAAACAACCGCATCCAAGCTCGGCGGCGTGAAGCGGCTGCTAGCGTGGGTCAAGGAACGGCCGGAAAACGAATATGCGTTCTGGACATCGATGTACATGCGGCTGCTGCCGGTGCAGGTGGCGGGGCAGGGGCCACGCGGCGCGATCGAGCTGAACGTCACGATCGACGCCGACGAGCTGGGCAAGAGGCTTGAGGAGCGCGGGCTGCCGGCGGTCGTGTTTGGCGCCGACAAGCCGGTGCTGGAGCTTGAGGCGCAGCAGGCGCAGCTTGTTGCCGAGGCAGAGCCCGAGCCCGATGTTGGGCTGGGAAAAGAATTAGCCGGGAGCGCGGCTAATTCGCGCGGCGGTGCCCCTCGCTCAGAGCCCGCGGCAGAGCCTGATGTGGGGCCAGCGGCGCTGCAACCCTCGCGGTTAGGCGAACGCCTTGACGACAAGGCTGGCGACACCGCCGATTAATAGCGCCAGCATCCACTGGATCAGCGTGATCCTGCCGTCGATGCGCTCCATCTTCACCTCCAGTGAGGCGAAACGAGTTTCATACGCGGCCATCGTGGCCATTGCATCATTCCCCGAGGCCTACTTCGCGATGTGCAGGAGTGCGCTGACGGCAGCCCAGCTCGCGGTGAACGCGCCGAGGCCGCCGAATATGACGATCACCGGATTGAGCCATCGCTCCATGCGGAACTTACTGGCCTCGGCGATGAGCTTGTGCTGTTCGGCCGTGAACTTCCGCGTTTCCTCGATTAGTCGCAGGATTTCAACGGTTTCTCGTTCTGTCATCGCGGGCTCCATCTGGTGTCGTACCCTGCGAGCGGCCTGCTGCGGTTGTCAAGCACGGCTTTATTGGACTTCGCGCAATCACCCAAAATGTACAATTTCTGAAAAATAGTGCTTGACCTTGATTTGCCTTGTGTTTTATATTTCATATTATAGAGTTTCAGAACAGAGCTGGGAATGCCCGGTAGCGGCGGGCGAGCGGTAAGAAGGTTCGGTGAGCGGGTGTGAGGTCCATTGTTGCAGACGCGATACGCTGCAACGGATGTCCTAGGCGAAAGCCCTCAGATCACCCGTTCACCGAACCGTCCCCGGAGTTTCAGAACAGAGTTGGGAAGGCCCTGTAGGGCAAGACGAAGGGATCGGGCGGGCGGCCATCGCAAACTGTCAACACGCCGCTGAGGCAGAACCGGGCGCAAGCCGCACAGTACGCCAAACACTCGGTTGGAACAGGAGCCACGGACCGCCCACCCGATCCCTTCCCGGCCCCCGGAGATGGTAAAAGGCGGGAAGAAACACCATGACCACGATCGGCTACGCTCGCGTTTCATCCACGGGCCAGGACTATGACGGCCAGGTCGAGCGGCTCACGGCCGCCGGCTGCACCAAGGTTTTCAGCGAGAAGGCCTCGGGCAAGTCGACAGACGGTCGGCATGCTCTCGACAAGGCGATCCGGGCGCTGGAGCCGGGCGACACGCTGGTGACGGTGCGGCTTGATCGGCTGGCGCGCTCGATCCGCGACCTGCTTTCGCTGCTTGACGCCATCAAGGCGGCTGGTGCGCACATCAAGGCGCTCGAGGATCCGTGGCTGGACACCACGACGCCGCATGGCGAGCTGATTTTGACGATCATGGGGGGCATGGCCGAGTTCGAGCGCAAGCTCATTCGGGCGCGCTGCGACGAGGGCATCAAGCGGGCGAAGGCGCAGGGCAAGCAGTTCGGGCGCAAGTCGCTCCTCGATGCCGGTCAGCGTCGGCGGATTGCCGAGCGTTATGCGGCGGGTGAGACGCTGGCGATGCTGGCGCGTGATTACGAGTGCGGCGAGGCCACGATCTGGCGGGTGTTGGGCGGGCTGACGCGTCCGCGGGGTCGGGTGAGCGCCGCCGACCTGCAGAAAGACCGTGCGCGAATTGGTGCGAGATTCTAGCCGAGCAAATGGCGGAAGTGGAGACCAAGCAATGACGCTGGAGCAATGCAAGCAGCGGGCGCTCGAATACCTCGATCGCGGCGATCTGGTAAATGCAGTCGCGTCGATGGGTTCCGATCTGAACAAGGTCGAGAATGCGCCCAATGACTCGGCTCTGATGGTGGTCGGCATGATGACGGCTGCCCGCGGTGACAGCGCTGGCGTGCGCCGGTGGATCGAAGGATTCAGGTGATGGCCGAAGACGTGAACGCGGTCATGGCGACGATTCCGGCGCCGTGGCGCCGCCGATGTGCGGCGTGTCAGCCCGCCCAACGCCGCCGTAGCAGTCCCCAATCCCCAGGATAGTGTCGGCCCGCGCCTGGAGCCTCGCCTGATGGCCTAAACGCCGTGGCCGGTACCTGAACAGCCCCCCCGAGGCAAAACGCATGGGCGGGCTTCCTACGTGCGATTTCGGCTATGCGCAATAAAGTTGCGTTGCGGTGGCTGGTCGAGGCTGGTCCTCATAGTGGTGGCCGTGGTGGTACTCTGTCCTCGAGCCGTCGCACCCTGTCGTCTGTGCGACGCATCCAACTTTCCATGCGCCGCAGCATGGCGGACATGATTTCGATATCCTCGCGGATGGTCGCCATTTCGTTCAGGATTTGCGCGCGATCCGCGCGGGCGGCGGCAAGCTCATCCAGGATGCGTTCGGATTGGCGTGCGAGAAATTCGAGGGTCACGTCGGCCATGGGCGCCAATAACGCCGCGCCTGCCGCGGTTGTCAAGCTTGGCTTTATTGGCTAGTGATGTGGGATGACAACGTTTTCTGACGAAATGCCGTCACTCGATGTGCGGGAACAAGTTACGCGCATCGATCAGATGTTGGCCGACATTCATAAAAATCAGGCTCAAGCCGGCCGGTTGAGGCAAGAGATCAGGATTGCGCCATGGCTGGCGGTGTTTGCTGGCGCCACAGCGGCCGCCACCGTCTTTGCGGCGGGTGCGGCGGTCGGCGCCATCTTCGTCAAGGTGTTCAACCTGTAGGCCCGGAGGAGCATTATGATTGGCGCCGACGAGATCGAGCGTCTGACGAGAGCCGATCCCCACGACTATCTTTCGACGGCATGCCTGCACGGCAAGCATGACCGCTGCCGCTTGTCGTGCGTGTGGGAGGCAATAGCCTGGGCATCACAAATCGTGTAGGGGTGTTTTGGCCATCTCGTTTTCGCCCGGCAGCGCGGGATGGTTCAGTCGGCCCGCAGCTGGCACTGCCGTAGGGGCGGCTGCGGGCTGGGCTATTTCGGGTGTGTGATTTGGATGCCTCGTGCTGATTTACGCGGCCAGCGGTTTGGCTGTTTGACTGTGGTTGGGCGGGATGGCGCTGACGCGCACAAGCACATCATTTGGCGCTGCCGTTGCGAGTGTGGTGGGGAGACGTACGCGTCGACGTGTGGGCTGCGGCGTGGTTTGGTGCGGACGTGCGGATGTTCGAAGCGTCTGCGTTATGCGCTCATCCGAAGATGAAGCGATGAAGTACACGCCACCAAAACGCGATGATGAAACGAAAGCCAAATGCTGGCGTGGTCCGCTGTTTGATGATTTTGACTCCCCGATTGGGTGGAAAGATGGAAGCTACAAAAGGTTGTCGCCACCACATTCGGTGACGTTCCCGATCTGCGCTTTCTGCTGTCATGTCGTTTGGGAGTGGCCGCACTTTGAGGAGCCGGTGCCGGATAATGCCGTGTGCGACGCTTGCTTGAAGGAAGACGAAGACGCTGCCGAGCGAGACCGGTGGCGCTGAGGGCCATGCGCGATGGGTGCAGATATTCAGGCTGACAAGGTGATCGAGCGCGTCGAGCTGCGCCGCGAGATCGAGGTGCGACTAGCCCAAGTCAAGGGCGTGGCGCTACTCCGAGGGATTCTGGATATCACGGAATTCTTCATTGAAGCGGATCGTCAAATGCGGGAGTTGATCGAGCGTGACCCGGATCGGTTTCAGCGTTCATCCGAAGAATTTGATTGATGCGAGTGCTCCGAACAGGACGATGAGCATTGCTCCGGTTCGGATTGTCATATCGCGGACGGCGATTTCGATCTTGTTTTCGAGATCGCGGACGTCAGACTTGGTCGCCACGCTTTCTCGCAGCGCCTCTTCCATGGCTTCCGCGTGGGCGCGGGCCTGGGTTTCGTTGATGCCGGCCCGGGTGAGGCGGTCCATGTAGGCGAGTTTGTCGAACAGGACTTGGGTCATGGTGGAGAGCCTGCGCCGCGGGTGCGGTGGCGTCAAGGATGGCTTGATGGTTGAGGACGGGGGCTACCGCTTTTCCCGCCGTGGCCGCGGCGGTTCTTTTGGCCGTGCCAGCAGGGCTGGGATGCGCTCGCGCAGGTCGTCCGGCAAATCTTTGAGGATTCCGCGATAGATGTAATCGAAGCTCACGCCGTGGGCGAGGCAGATTTTGTGTGCTGCGGGTATTGATGGCAGTCGGCCGCCGGTCTCGTAGTTGCCGATCTCTTGCGGTGTGATCCCGCAGCTGCGGGCGAAGGCGGCTTTGGTCATTCCGCGCGCTTGCCGCAGCGCGGTAATGCGCTTGGCGACCTTGTGCTGCTGGATTGTATTTGGGCGGCGGGGCATTTGCCAAGTGTCTCAAGGCAATGCCTCGTTTTCCATAACGTTTTTGTGTAGTCCGGGTCGAGCGCGGCGAGGAAGTCGGCAACGGCCGTCAACCCCTCAGGCGGGGGGGTTGACGGACGTTGTGCACACACGAATACGACCAAAGCTATTAAATCTGCGTTAAAAATTGATCGAGGCGTCATCGAACGGTCTTGCACGGCCAACGGTTGACGTTGTGAAGTAACTTTTCCGTGGACCTTGCTCGCAGAAGCCTCCACGACGTGCGTGGATGCCGACCTCCTGCCGGCCACGGGACGCTATGCGGCGTGCGGGGGCGCGCGCCCGCGGAGGGGGCACGCGGATGGAGACGATTTTAAATGTGCTGACGGTCGAGGGCGAAACCAGCGTCAATGTAGTTGATCTGCCGGAGTTCCCGACGAGGGCCGAGTTGCGGCTGGTTGTCGAGCCGCATTTATCCGGCATGGCGATGCACCACGTCCAGGTGCTCGCGCCCGCGGGGGAATGGGAGCGTGCGCGAGAACGCGACACGGTTGACCTGTTCTACGGCGAGACGGCGGTTCTGCGGCGTTTGCCGGTGAACGAGGAGGCGACGCGGTTTTATCGGGCGGCGCATCTGCTGCTTCATCCCGACGATGATCCTGATGGGCTGCCGCACATTGCCGGGCCGGCGGTGTTGTTTTTGCGGCGGGTGATACCGGTTGCGGCGGAGAGCTTGCCGGCGCGGCCGCGGCGGCGCGGGCGCGGATGTCGCGGGGATGGCCATGGGTCGGCGCCTGCGCTGTGAGCGCGTTGGACGGAATGACGAGATTGGATGGCTCTTTGATCGAACTGCGCCGTGTGCCATGCAACGGCTGCCGGCTGTGCTGCCGCGGCGAATTGATCATGCCTTCGCACTACCTGCCGCCTAACGCAATGGCGCATTGCGGCCTTGGCGCGGTCGTCGGGGGTCGGTTGTCATGGCGGGGCCGCCAGGGTTTCCCGGATGGTTTTGCTCAGGCCATCGAGCGCGTCGGCGAGGCGCGACAGGCCTTTGCTGTAGCTTCCGTCCTCGCGGGCGTCGTCAAGGTATGGCTTCAGGACGTCGGCCAGGGATATCGACCATGTCGGCCCATCCCAAACGTCGTTGGTCAGCGGGATGCAGATGTGGATGGTCAGCGGGTCGGCAATCTCGTTGTCTGAGACGACGGGGATTTGCAGGATCGGGGGGTTGTCATCGAGCATCTTGCCGATGGTTTTGCTGAGCCACTCGTCGAGGTTCAGCTCGTCGGCCATATTCCATTCGGTCACGTCGACATCTGTGGAGTTTTCAACTCGGATGGCATCGGTCATTTGTTTTGCCCGGATATGCGACCGCGATCCTCAACGATGGTGACGGCGACTTTTGCTGTTTTGGGGGTCTTGATCGCTCGCACCGCATTGAAGCCTATTATGATCAGAGTGCCGACGATGAACTCTGGATTGGCGGTGTAGTCTGGCCATATCCAGGTCACCAAGCCGATGAAGAAGAGTCCACCCAAGACTTCGTAGATGACTCTCCATGCTGCGCCCGGCAGCAGGCACAGCAGGATGAGAAAAAGCAGGATGATGATGAGTGTCACGGTGTCCACGCGCCGGATTGTGGGTCGTAGCGCCATGCTGGCGGGCATCTCTCCGGCTTTTGCGTTGGGTTTTGCAACCGCTCGAAGCATTGCGTCGGCGCGATCTTTAATTCGGCCTCTTTTTTCGCACCCTTCTGGCTATTGGTGTCATGGTCGGCGACCACAAACGCGATCAGCACGCAGATGATGATCCATCCGAGTCCGCTCCACACCGCGCGGGGGAGGAGGCAGAGCAGGATGAGGAATAGCAGGATTTCCATGGACGGGTTCCGGGCTCCCGGGATATTTAGCTGCACCGCCTTGAGCCGCAATTTTGCGGTCTGGCGCTTTGCTGTTGGATCTGTCTGAGCTGCTGTTCCTGGAGCCATTGCTGGCTTTGCAACCGCTGCAGTTCTATTTTCTGGCGTTCCAGTTGCATGCAGTTTTCCCAGGCTCTGTTGTCCTGTCCTGGCCAGAATGTGCAGGCGGCGGTTGCTGGTGTTGCGGCACTTGCGAGTGCAAGCGCTATCGCGATGGTTTTCATACGCTCATCCTTTCTTGCAGACGGAGATGTATCCGTTGCCGCCGGGGGCCCATCCCTGACCAGCGCGCCCGATGCTGGCGCATGTCCCGGCAGGCAGATCGCGAATTAGGTGATCCAGCGTGTTGATGTCGTCGCTCGCGGCTTCGCAATCAGCTTGTGCCCTGCGCTGCTGCGCGTTCTGGGAGGCCCATGGGAATTGGCGAACGGACTTGGCGAAGCAGGACTGATCCTTTGGGTTTGGCGGCGGATAAATGATGCCGCCGGCCGCGGATGCTGGGATGGTGGCTAGCAAAAGTAGAATGATAGTTTTCACGAGGCTCTTTCCTGGCTGAGCCCCCCATGCCGCGGTGTTAGGCGGGCGCAGCCCCGTCGTCAAGCCGAGCTTAACGCCGAGTGTGTGGACTGGCGCGGAAAAGCAATTTTTTGGCCTGGATTAGCAATGGATCGCGTCGAAATGAATTGCATGCATTGGCATTATCGGTGTGGTGCATGCCCGAACGCGAGCCTCGCATGCTCGGCGCAATACGGCATGCCCTCATGAAGCTTGGCGTCGGCCGCTCCGCAGAACAGCCGCGGCGCATCGGGGGCTTCGTCCCACAGCGGCCACCGGCAGGTCTCGTTGGTGATGTTGATGAGGCAGCAGGGCCTGCTGCCGCGCGGCATCTTCGGCGGCGAATCTGCTGCGCAGATCGGCCACCAGGTCGTCGTTCCAGGTGATCAGCGCGGCGGGCATGCGGCGGTCCTCGTGAACAGCGGCGTATCCTCTCCCGACACATGCGCGATCTTGCGCCTGATGTCCGCGACATATTCCGCCTCACGCTCGATCAGGATGGCGTCGAAGCCTTCCCGCATGCAGGCCATGCCGGTCGAGCCGCTGCCGGCAAAGGGGTCCAAAATTAGGCCGCCGGGAGGACACACCAAGCGGCAGAGGTACGCCATCAGGTCGACTGGCTTCACCGTGGGATGCCTGGAGGAAAGGCGATCGTCCTTGTCGGCCTTGCTCGAATAAAAGAACCGGGCGGCAGAGCCTCCAGCATCTTCATATCCCACCGTTAGGAAATCAACATCGGAGCCGCCATAGCCGATGCTTGCTTTGTTGTTGCGAGGCCGTCCAGACGATGGGGCCGAGTCAGGAAACGCCCCCATCACCTCGTCGCTGCCGTCGTGGATGACGTTGGCGGGCCAGCGGCCTGCAGGGTGTGGGGCAGCCACAATGCCACCCAAACCATTCCCATAAGCATTACCATTAACATTTGCGGTGCTGCGCCCTGCACCTTTCCCGACACTATCAGCGCTTCCGTGCGTTCCGTCACTTTCGACGCGACAAGCATCTACATTAAGTGCCCCGACGCCATGCGCCAGCACATTGGCCGCCACCGTGCCGATGAGCGGCTTTCGTGCGAGGACGATCGGCTCGTGGGCGGGCTTTAGCGCTGTGCCAAAGCCTTGCCATTTGCCGTCATCAAGAGGCGTGCCGGATAAGGTCGGGCCGTGAAACGTCGTCGCCTTTCCCACGTCGAGACTTTTGGGAAAGCCGCTACCGTACAGCCACATGATCTGGTCGCGTATCTCGAAGCCGGCGTCCTCGATCGCGCATGCCAAGCGGTGATAGGTGCGCGCGCCGCCGAAGGCGACGAGGTGGCCGCCGGGCTTGAGGACACGCAGCATCGCCGCCCAAAAGGGAACGCCGGGAACGCCGTGATCCCAGTTCCGGCCCATAAATCCAATTCCGTATGGCGGATCGGTGATGATAGCGTCGATCGAGGTTTCCGCGAGCGTCGGCAGCAGCGCGAGGCAATCGCCGTGCAGGACTTGGATGGAAGCCATCGCAGCGGCGTCATGCCCTCATGATTGCGAGCCAGGTGTCCTGGATATGCTCGATCCGCATATCCATGGCGAATTGCTCCAGCATCGCGCTCACGTCCAGCACCGGGTCACCATCGGGATGGTAGTCGTGCCATATTGTGGTTCCGCACGGGTAAACCAGCTGCGCCGCGAGTTTGGTGTCGTGCACGACAGCCTCGCGCCCATGATCGCCATCGATAATCATCGCGTCGCACATCGGCAGGTCGCAGTGCGACAGGTCCAATGACCCGCGGGGCCTCGTTATCAGCGTGAAGCGCACATCATCGACCGCGAATTCGCCCGGCTTTGCCGGAATTTCCATCCGCTGGCTCGGCTTGCTGGGCACGTAGCCGCGCTCGACGTCGATGCCGACGTAGCTGACGATGGTGGGGACGTTGAGCAGTATGATTTCGGCGCACCGGCCCTCATGGACGCCGATCTCGATCACCGTTTTGGCGCTGATCTCCCGAAGAAGCGTCACGAGAATCGCGCGCTCCCGGGCCGACATCATGCAGTCGGGGCGAAGCTTGCGGAGGTCTTGCGCCTCCTCGACCTTGATCTGCGGAAGGCTCATGGCTCTTTCGGCATCGCCTCTTGCTTGGCCGGCACTTTACCCGCGCTTGACACATCTTGAAAGCGCGGCTTAGCATGCTTGCTCTTCTTGTGGTTTTTCTCCCTGTGACTTGCCGGCGCGGCGGTGCTGCGTCGGCGCATCGCGCCTCTTTCCCCCAGCCGTGCTTGTTAAGCGCCGATTGCGCGATTTGACATAATTTTCGTTTTGCGTCACTTCTGTCCGCGATGCCGGCAGTTTTGCTCCGCGCGGTGCCCAGGAATGGGCCTGCGGAAAGCCGGATATGAGCAAGCGCTCGCCGCCAGCATCCCGGATGAAGTCTCCGGGACCAATCCGAGACAAGGAATTCACCGCGGCCCGGCGCGAGACGCTCGCGAAGCAGGGCAAGGCGATGCCCGGTTCGGGGGCATACCCGATCGAGAATCGCGCCGATTTGAAACGGGCCATTCAGGCGTTCGGCCGCGCCGAGGACAAGCCGGCGACCAAGGCCTGGATCAAGAAGCGGGCGAAGGCGCTCGGCGCGACTGAGCTGCTTCCCGAGAACTGGGACAGCGATCCGGCCGAAGCGATGGAGGATGCCGCCCCGTGCCCCGACTGCGGCGGCGATGGGGTGGACGATGACGGCGAGGTCTGCGCGACCTGCTCCGGCGAGGGCTATGTCGGAATTCCCGCCAGTCTCGAAGACCGGCGCCGGCCACCCGACGACGATGACGATGATGATGATGACGACGACGTGGCCGACGGCCGCCGGATGCGGGACAGCATCCGGCTTGTCGTCGATGGCGGCAAAATCCGCAAGAGCGCGGATGGCTATCTCGTCGCCTCTGCGCGCATCGCCCGCACCGGAATCCAGGAGTATGGGGGCAGTGAGCTAGGCGTCCCGGATATGGCGGTGGTGCGAGTTTATCGGCCGCCCGAGGAGGTTTTCTCGAAGGCGGCGATGCAGAGCATGGCGCACAAGCCGATCACGTTCGATCACCCGCCCGACATGGTCGATTCGAATAACTGGGAAAAATACGCCATCGGCCACATTGGCGATGAGGTCACCCGCGACGGCGACACCGTGCGCGTGCCGATGTTGATCATGGATGGCAAGGCCATCCGCGCCTACGAGCGCGACGGGGTGCGGGAGCTTTCGGTCGGCTATTCCACCGAGCTGAAGTGGGAAAAGGGCACCACGCCTGACGGCGAGGCCTACGACGCAATCCAAACAGCGATACGCGGAAATCACCTGGCTGTCGTCCCCGCTGCCAGAGGCGGATCGCGATTGCGCCTCGGGGACGAAGGATATGAAGGAGACGGCCAAATGTTGGTGAAGACGCTCATTGACGGGCAGACGATCGAGTTTGCCACCGAACTCGCGGCCAAGCACGTCACCGATCATCTTGCAGCGCTGACGAAGCAGCTCGCCGACGCCAAGAAGAAGGACGAGGACGTCGAGGCGGAGCAAGAGCGGGAGAAGAAAGAGCGCGGCGAGAAAGATGCCGCGTTTGCCGCCCTGAAGGGCGAGAACACTGCGCTCAAGAAGCAGCTCGAGGATGCGGTCGCCAAGGTCGACGACGCGGTGAACGAGAAGATCGATCTGCTCCTCAAGGCCGACGCGGCGCTGGAGGGCAAGATGGATCTGACGGCGAAGTCCTCGGCCGCCGAGATCAGGCGCGCGGTCGTCTGCGCCAAGCTGGGCGATGCCGCCACCAAGCAGCTCACCGACGCGGAGATGATCGGCGCCTTCAAGGCGGTGACGGCGGATCTCAAGCCGCGCACCGGCACGGATCGTCTGGCCGACAGCCTGTCGATGCTGGGCCGCGGGGGAGGCGCTGCGAGCGATCCCCGGGCGCTCAGAGACGCGGCCTATGCCGACTACGTCGCCAGAATGAGCAACGCGTGGAAACAGCCGACGCACGCCCAGACGGGCGCGGGCGCGTAAGGCGCCGCAGCGCCGAGAGGAAACCAACATGCTGCAACCAGCTCCTGTTCAATCGACCTACAACCGCTATCAGCCGGTCGGCCAGAACGGCGATCTCGCCAGCGAGATCAACTTTTCGGCCGATACCCGGACCGTGGAAACCGCGGGCGGCATCGGCTTTGGCCTCGCCGTCAGCCAGGGCACCCTGTCCGATGCCGGCTGCATTGTCGGCGGCACCGCCTTTGTCGGCGTCACGCGTGCCGACAAGACGCTTGCCCGTGTGGAAGGGCTCCCCGTGGATGTTTACCCGCAATACGACAACGCCGGCGTTCTCTGCACCGGCGACCTCTGGGTGAATTGCTACGGCAGCGTCGCGGTTGGTGCGGCGGTGACCTACGACACCACCACCGGAAAGCTCGGCGCGGCCGGCACGACCATCGAGGACGCGCGGTGGCAGACCACTGCGGCAGGAAGCGCAAACGCGCCGGTTCTTGCTGTCGTGCGCATCGGCAACATCGCCGGCAACAGGTAAAGGGGAGGCCGAGATGCGCCTTAATGTTTACGACAATCCACAACAGACGATGGCCTTCCTGGTCAGCCAAACCAGTTACATCGAGCAGGAAGTTTACCGGATCGAATATCCGGAAATTATTTATCAGCAGCTGATACCTATAGACAGTTCGGGGGGGCCATGGGTGAAATCCATCACCTATTACTCGCTCGACAAGGTCGGCCAGGCTGAATGGCTGAGCAACGTCGCGACCGACATGCCCTTTGCGGACATCAACCGCAACAAGTTCGAGCAGGGCATTGAGATGGCGGGCATCGGGTACAACTGGACCCTCGAGGAGGTTGGCCAGGCGATGATGATCCCTGGCCTCAATCTCACCGGGGAAAAGGCCGAGGCGGCGCATTTCTCCTATGAGATGTTCATGGACAATCACGCCTATCGCGGTTCGCCGGCGAAGGGCATCACCGGGCTTTTCAATAATCCATACGTTGCGGTGGTCACCGCAAAGACCGGGGCCGCAGGCTCGTCACACTGGTCGGTGAAAACAGCGGACGAGATCATCGGCGACGTGCAGGACGCGCTCACGGGCGTCTATGAGGGCAGCTTGACCGTCGAGATGGCGGATACCGTGCTGCTCCCGATCGGCGAGATGCAGAAGCTCGCCAACATTCGAATCCCGAATACCTATGGGAACGCGCTCGACTATTTGTCGCGTTACAACCTCTACACGTTCAACACCGGGAGGCCGCTGACGATCCGCGGCGTGCTCGGCCTCGATTCCGCCGGCGCCGACGGCGGCGGGCGCATGATCGTCTATCGCCGCGACGCTCGCGTTCTCAAGCTCCATGTCCCGATGCCGCATCAGTTCCTGCCGGTCTTCCAGCGGTCCGCGCTCCAATTCGACGTCCCCGGCATTTTCCGCGTCGGGTCGGTCGAAATCCGGCGCACCGGCGCGGTCCGCTATGTCGACGGCATCAGCGGGGTCGGCAGCCCATAAGGCGCGGGAAAGCAGAGCCAGGCAGGAAGGGAAAAGCATGCCGATCACACCGACGAGAAGGCTCCCCCCCGAGCCGATGTTCGAGCCGACCGAGCGTGAGGAAAGGCTCTCCGCCATGGCGGAGAAGGCAAAGGAGGTCAAGCCGCAGACCTATGACATCACCAGCAAAAACCCGAAGGCGCCGCGCGTGGTGCACGATTGGTTCGGCAAGCAGGTGGTGATCCGGCCGGGCGAAACGAAAACGGCTGTCCCGCTGCGTCCCGACATTGCCGAGTATCTCGGCAAAGGGGATCTGACGCTGACCGCCAGCGGCGCCGCGGCAGCAGCCCCGTCGGCTACGCCATGATCGCGCCGGTCGCGCAGAACTTTTCCGTGCCTGCGGGCAACGACGCTGTCGTTCCGCTCACGGCGCCAGCGGCCGCGCCGCTCGCCGGCGATATTTACTGGCGGGCTTATCAGGAAGCATTCGGCATTCCCGATTTCGACAGCTCGCCGGCCGCGCTGATCGAGAAATCGACCCTCGATGGAGGTGTGGTCGTGGGCTCGCCGGCAACCTCGTTCAGCGTGCAGATCGAGCGCGGCGATACCGTCGAATTGCTTCGCAATTACTACCATGAGGCCACGCTGGTCGACGCGTCGGGGAATATCTCGACGCTCAGCTGCGGAATCATGACGGTCACGGACACGAGGAACCGGCTGTGACGGTACCGACCGCCGCGAATCTCAAATTCAAGTTCAAGCCGGCGTTCGATTCGGTCGATGACGCCTCGGTGGAGTTTGCGATCGAGGAGGCCGTGGTCACCTGCGGCAACGGCGATTGGGTCGATGACGCCAATCAAGTTTTAGGGTTATATTATTATGCGGCCCATCTTCTGCAAGTCGCCATCATGCGAGGGGAGTCCGGCACCGGCCAGCTTGTGTCGAGCGAGCGGACGCCGGACCTGTCGGTCACCTATTCGGTCCCAGACCCGAACTCGCCGATCGATTTTACGATGACGATCTACGGCGAGCGCTGGCTGAGCCTGGTGCGCAAGAACTTCCCGGCCGTCCTGGTCGTGAACAGCGCGGTGATGATGTGATGCAGCCGCAACCCGCGCCATTCCCGGTCAATAAGTCCCGCAGCATCTGGGACAACCTGATCGCGCGCTACGGCGAGCTTGCGCTGCTGCGCCAGCAGGGCATTCCCGATCGCTGGATCCTCGTCCTCTTCGGGCAGTATTCGACGATGGAGCGGGTCGGCGGCATCAGCAACCCGGCCGACATGAAGGCCGTGGTTTCGGCCATCAGCCCGGATACCGGGGCAGAGCTGACGCCGCGTCCGAGCGAGAAGGATGCCCTCGTTGCGCTGATCTTCAATGAGGACGGCTCCGTGGCGATGGACGCGGGCGGTGAGCCGATCGTGAGCCGGTATCTCAAGATCATTGCGCCGCCAGCCAAGATCGGAGGCACCAGCAGGCAACTGTATTGGCGCCTGAGTGTGAGGCAATGAGCGTTCATCAGACCATAGAGCGGATTGCCCCGCGGGCGATTTTCGACCCGACACTCGATCGCCGCGAGGCCATTCTCGCCCGCCTTCTGGAAATAGGCCAAGGGCTCGATGGCATCGCCTCGGCTTACCGCAACCACGGCCCTACCGAGACCGGCGATCCGCCTGTCGTCCCGCGTCCGGCCTATCTGCTTTACGACGGCGACGCGAAGTGCACTCAAGACGTGTCGATTCACAAGTCGGCAAAGATGCCGCCGACCATCTGGGAGATGGATCCGCAGATTGTCGTGCTGTTGCAAAACCGGGACACGGTGGCGAACGACACGCTCGAAATGGCGCCGGCGCCGGTAGGAACGGAAATCTCCAACTGGGTGGCCATGCTCAACAGCATCATCACCAACGATGACGAGATCATCGATCTGGTGACGGCCGGCGGCATGCATTGGCTGTCCTCCATCGCCACGGACCTCAAGCCCGGCAGAACCATCGGGGGCGGCGGCGCGATCCTCTCGATGTTCTACGTCTTTCGCTACCCCCTGTTTCCCTCGCGCTACTAGGAAAGGAGCCGGCAATGGTCGCGCCTCATGAACAGTCGCCAAATATCGGTAACTATGTCGTCGGCCGCGGCATCGGCTACATCAAGCTGATCCCCCCGAGCACAAACCCGGACGCAGCTTATGTCGACGCGGGCAATATCACCGAGTTCACGTTCCAGGTGAAGCCGACCCGGCTGGAGCACTTCTCGTCACGCATAGGCGTGAGAAAAAAGGACATGGTCGTGGTGACCGAACTCGCGGCCACGCTCACCATGGTGCTCGAAGAGTTCACGGCCCGTAACTTGGCGTTCGCTGCATTGGGTATTCAGGCGGAGTCTCCGCCAGGCACCCATTCGGTCAGCATCTTGTCGCAGCCGCTGATTTACGCGGCATTCAAGTTCGTGAGCACCAACGTGGTCGGCCCACAGTGGACGTATGAGTTCCCTGTTTGCCTGTTCACGCCGAGTAAGGCCATGAGCTTGCTGCCCGCTGGCAGCGGGACGTGGGGCGCGATGGATTTCGAATGCGACGTGCTCTACGACGACGTAACTCAGGCCTTCGGTCACGCCACGGCTACGGACATTCTGTCGCCGTAGGTGGCGGCCGGGTGATGCGTAGGATGTGCCATGGGAAGCATGCTGTCGCTGCTCGACGTTCTGCCGCGCAGCGAGAAGGTGCCCGTCGGGGACGGCCAGGAGTTGACGGTCTTCGGCATCTCCACGGAAGACGTGGGAAGGATACTGCAGCGTTTCCCGAATGCGTTTCACCAGATGGCCAGCAGCGGCGGGAACATCGCTGGATGGGACCCGGCCTTGCTGGGTGCGATGCTGGCGGCGAGCCAGCGCAACGGCAGCGAGCACTCGATGCTCGGCAATGACGTGGCCGAGTCACGCGGCCGCAGCTTGGGAATGGGCGTTCAGCTAAAGCTCGTGCAGGCCATTGGGAGGTGCACGTTTCCTGATGGCCTCGGCCCTTTTCTCGAAGAGTTAGCTTCGATGTCATCGGGAGCCCAGCAGGTGTTACAGGTGGTCGTGCAAGTCGCTTCAAAGGCCCAGGCTATGACCTCGCCGCCCAGGCCGAAGCCCTCGGCGCCGCCCGCCACCCAGCCGTCTGGAAGCTGACGCCGCGGCAGATGTCCGCACTCCTGTTCATCCAAGAAAGGCGGAAATCGCAGGAGCGGATCGATTTCGTCAGCCAGATCCGGATCGCACAGCACGGTGATAAGCATTCCTACGAGAAGCAACTGGAGCGCTGGGCGAAGGACGCCGAAATCCGGCTATCATTTGAGGACTAACGCCCATGGTCGGTTTCACATACGACGGCAACGCCGGAAAGCTCAAGGGCAACATGGTGGCGGCTGGAAATGCTGTTAAGGAGGCATGCGAGAACGCCTGCAAAGACGCCGCCAAGGCGATCGAGGAGCGCGGCCGCGCCAGCATTGCGGGCGGCGGCAGGTTCGGCCCGCGGTGGACACAGGCATTCAATTCGAAGACCGAGGAAAGCGGCAACGAGATCAAGATCGTCTCAACGATGAGTGGCGGGCCGCCGGTTAGCTATTGGAAGGTTTTCGAGTTTGGCGCCACGATATCCGGCAAAAATGGGATGCTGGCGATTCCTATTGATCCCAACAACACGGTATGGCCGCGTGATCGCGGGAATCTGTTTCGCAAGGGGCGCGCGCTGTTCGACACGCAGACCAAGGAGCCAGAGTACATATTGACGCCGCAGGTGACGATTCCGCAGAAGTGGCACCTGCGGGATATCATCAAGCAGGTAGCAAATGAATTAAAAGGTTTCTACCACATCAATTTGAGGTGAATCGGTGTCTGATGCCCTCGCCGTCATGTCGTGGAAAGCGGCTCATGAGTTCTCTTCTGAGACAGCCGCAACTGTGGCTTCGTCCGGATCGCAAGCTGGAGCTATCTACAATTTTTTCTTTGCCGCAGTCGCATCTGCACAGAAGACCCGCGACTTTGCTTTGCCCATTCCCTTTCGGGCGATAATAAAGCGGGAACCATTTCAGGACGGTCCACTGCCCGAAGCGTTTCCCGACCAACCAAGGCGTGATACTGGGTTTGCCAGCCATAGGACACTCCCTTGTCCGTGGTTAGAGCCGTTGAGATGTTTGTCCGTCTCAGCGGCTCGCAGCTTTGCTGGAGCTTAGCATGGCCGGGGACGACATAGTTCAGTCGATTGCCCTCTCCGGCCAAGACCAGGTCATCGAGGCGTTCGGCGAGATCGCGAGCGCGGGCACTGAAGCTTTTGCCAGAGTAGCCGAGGCGGCGGAAAAGGCGGAATCGCCGTTCGCCAAGCTTGCCGAGACGCTTGCTGGCGTGGCAGCGGCGGGCGCCGCGATCGGCGGGCTCACGTTCAAGTGGGCGGACGAGAGCGCCAAGACTGTCCACCAGATGGAAATTCTGGCCGACCAGACCGGCGAGAGCGTGGAGAATATCTCCGCGCTTGAGGGGGCGATTACTGCGCTGGGCGGCAGCGGGGAAGGGCTCAGCACCAGTTTCCGGCGCATGGGCCAGGCGATCACGCAGGAATGGCAAAAAGTAAAGGAGGAGGTTTCCAACGCTTCCGACAAGGTGATCGACGACAATCTCCGGGTTGATAGGGCCGAGGAGTCGGTCGACCGCGCTCGATTGGCCCGCCAGAAGGCGTTCGGCGGCCGGGTTGATCCGCATCAAGAGCAGCTATTGAGGCGGAGGGAGGCCGTCACCGCGCTGGAGCACGCGGAGCAGGCCGAGCACGAGGCTGAGAAGAAGCGGACAAATGACAGGCTCAGTTCTTACGAGGTCGTCACCAAGGCGGTTGGCAATATCCTCAAAGGCCAGAAGACGCTTGCCGAGGCAGGCAAAGAGGCCAATCTCACCACCGACAATATTTTCAAAGGGTTGATCGGAAATACCGAGGGCGCCGAGGAGGCGCTAAAAAATTTCAACGGCAGCTTACTATCGATCCAGGGCGAGGGGCCGAAGGTCCTGGACGTTTTCAAAAACGTCGCCGATTTCGTCAAGAACAGCGGCAACGCAGCGGAAAACTCCTCGATATTGATGCGCGCCATGGGGCGCACGATGGGCTCCGACATGATCCCTGTGTTCAAGCAGGGTAGTCAGGGCATCGAAGAATTCATGCACAAAATGGAGCACCTCGGCCTCACCATGGGTGATGTCGAGGAGCACAGGGCGACCGCCTTCCATCAGGCGTTCAACCGGCTCTCCTCGGTTCTTGATATCACCAAGACGAAGCTCGGTCTCATGTTCGCCCAGCCGTGGGCGGAGAACATGGAGAAATTCACCGAGTATGTTTCGGAGAACCACCAGAAAATCCTCGCGTGGGGCGGGGACATTGCTGGAAAGATCACGCCCTACATCAAGGGCTTCGGCGATTCGATGCTCGGCTTGTCGCGCGCCATCGTCGGCGACGACACCCACGCGGATGCTGGCGTAGAGAAATGGCAAAAAACATTTGAGACGATTGGGAAGGCGTTAAAATCCCTGAAGGATGACGCTTCTAGTTTCGTCAAGCCTTTCAAGGACACATTTAACAAGCTGTTTGATCAGGATGCTTCCACGCTGGAAATCGGCGCGGGGATGCTGATTGGTTTCAGGACACTGGGCGGAAAGCTTGGCAAGGCGGCTTTGGCGGGCTTCGCCGCTGAGTGGACGTGGGAAAAGTTAAAGGAGCAATTTTCTGGCAAGAAGGGCGCGCCAGCGGGCGCGGCGGCGCCGGCCGAGGGCGCCAAGCATAGCCTTCTCGAAGACCTGTCACCGATCAGCACAGCCCATGCTGAGGAGGCACCAACGGGTGCGGCGGCTGCTGGAGATGTCCCCCTGCCGCGCCCGCGACCGGCGGTGCCGCCGCAAAAGCCGACGGGTTTTTTCAGCGAGGAAAACCGGAGGCTTTTGCGCGAGCATGAATTGATGGGCGGCCCCGGCGTGCGGTTCGCGCCAGGGGTCACCGCTGTGCAGCCAGTTGAGCAGACGCCATTCAATGCAGCGTTCTCGAAGCTTCAGAGCGGCAAGAAACTCAGCGAAGACGATGCCCGGCAATTGTACAAGAGCGGCATCGTCGTCCCGCCGTCGCGTGTCGGTAAGGAGGAAACCACGCCGACACCCAAGACGGAGCCGGCCACCCCCGCTGAGGAGCACCCTGAGCATCCTGCTGGCGCGGAGGCTCCGCCGGACTCGGGCGGCGGTTTTCCGGGCGGGCTCGCAGGGGCAGCAGCAGCGGGCTACCTCGGGCTCCAAGCGCTGTTGCATCCATTCAAAACGCTCAAGTTCGGATACAAGGCGGTGAGAGCGCTGTTGGCTCCGCGTCAATTTCTTAGCGGGTTAAAGGGCGGGCTTGGGCTTGGTGAGGGGGCCGCTGCAGTTGGAGGCGCTGCTGAGGCCGGCGGTGCGGCGGCTGGGGCGCTTCCAGAGATTGGCGTGGCTATTCCTGGGGCAGCCGCAGCGGCAGGCGGATTGACTGCCGGAGGTGTGCTGGCTGGCGCCAGTGGCTTTGGCATCTTCAGTACGATCGTCGGTGCCGCGAAGGGCTATGCGGATCGTCAGCGGGGACAATACCCGGAGGCGGCATCAAAAGAGGACGAGATCACGTCTACGCTCGGGAGAAACAGCCGGGGCATAGTCAGGCTTTTGCGAAAGCGTTATCCCGACGCCGAGAACGAGGAAATCAGGAAGGCGCTGGAGGAGAACGAGAAAAATCTCAGCACATCAACAACCGGCACGATTGACAAGTTCCGGCTCCCGAGCCGGGAGGATCGAGGCAAGCGCTCCGAGGTCGAGGACGACGCCACCAAGTCCCTCAAGGACCTAGCCGACGCGACCTCAAAGACCAGCGATGCGGAGAAGCCGCACGCTGGCGCGATCAGCAGCATCACGGACGTGATGAAGAACTTCGTCACGCCTGCGAACGCCGCTGAGTCATCGTTGGGCAAGGTCGGATCATCTGGCGAGACCGCCTCGACCGGAATGAAGCAGGCGGGTGACGCCGGGAAGCAGGCCGCTGATGGGCTGGGTGCTGTCCCTGGTCCGAGCCGCGAGGTTGCGTCCGCGATGGACGAGCTGGCTGCCGCGATCAAACGGCTGATCGAGGCGCTTGGCAACATCGTGATCCCGCAAGCGAAGGAGGGAGAGGCGAAGAAGGGTGAAGAGGAGGGAGGGCTAAAGCCGCCACCGCCGCCGTCCGGGCCGAAGGTTGTAACGCCGCCGCCGCCGCCACCGCCGCCGCCACCGCCGCCGCCGCCGCCACCGCCGCCGCCGCCGCCACCGCCGCCGCCGCCGCCACCGCCGCCGCCGCCGCC